GAAGTAACTCTCGCTCTCGCTGCCTAATTAATTAGGTAATGAGTGGGGCGGCATGAGCCTTATTACCAAATCATGCTGACTCCGATAATCGGATATGGTAGTCCTACCAGACATAAATAGGAATAATGATTGTACTCAATCTGATTCAGATAATTCTGATAGCTTTGTCAGTAGTGTGATAACAACTGAATAATAATGTAGAAGTTTATATTGATATTTATTCTGGACAGGGGTTCGACTCCCCTCTAGTCCACTGGTATTATGTTTTGAGCCACATGGATGTGGCATAGTTTTAACTTAGGAGAATATTATGAAGATTCTAATTGCATGTGTTCTAGTAATTATGTCTAGTGGCTTTGCTTCTGCTGGCGAATGCGTTAGTGGTAAGTGTAATCTACGTAATCGCACAGTAACCGTTGCCCGCGAGGTTATTGCTGTTCCAGTAGAGGTCACAAGGCGAACTGTTGAAGCAACACGTAATGTGGGCCGTCGCACGGTAGCACGGGTTCGCAGCGTTGTTCGTTAATATTTAAAGGAAAAGATAAATCCCCCGATGCCTCTTAACAATGCACACTTTCGGGGGTCTTTTCTTAACTATCAAGATTAATATCAAGGAGGATAAGATGAAAAAGTTTATGGTATTCACATCATTAATGATCATGTCAGCAGTTACAGCTTATGGTGAAGGCAATGTTAGATATTACTCTAGCAAGCCTAAAACATATAGCTACACTAGTAATAGTAATTCATCAGCACAGGGTGTTGCTGAAATACAGGCTAATCGATGCAGCATGGGCCATTGCGGTGGTAATAGCGGATATGAAGGGGTAGGATTTAGTAGTAGCAGTGCCGACTCAGCAGTGAAAAATTGCTGTTATTGGGGACAAAGAACACCAATCGAAATTGGAGTTGCCCGTGGTCGAAATGGTTGGTACGCTTGTGTGAGATATAAGTAATATAAACGATAAAACCCCCAATTTCTTGGGGGTTTTATATATACTTTTATATGGAATAACAAAATTTATCAGTCAGGATTATATTCATTTTCATCAGCAACATCCAAAATCTGAGCATTTGCAGTAAATGAGACAGTAAATACTTTTCTTGCTGTGTTTTCACCAGTAGTGGTTGTTGAAGAAATATTAAAATTTTTAGCTTTTGTTTGAACATATACGCCGCTAGAATAAGCTGGTAATGTTACATAGTCATTGTCCACAACGGTTAATAGAGAAAAAAGAATTTCTTTAATATCATTTAAATTAGCGGAATTACCAGAGCAAGTTGGAAGTAAATCTCTTGGAAATACAGCATAATTGCCTTCATCCGACGTATAACCGGGGAAAAGATATGTTGGGTCAGAATAATAAGCCATAGTTTATCTCCATCATTGTATTGTAAATATATATATATCGTCACACAAGTATACACTAAAATAGGATAATTATGACAAATATCGATTATACGCAACTTGGACTGAAAATATACGATAATTTTATCTCCGAAAACGAACATAACTCGTTACTAAAAGAGATAGAGAATGAATTAGAAGACTTTACTTCTACTGGATATATGAATAGAAATAAAGTTAAGAGATATGGTGATGATAAAATGTGTGAAAATAATTACATAAAATTAGATTTTCCACCATATATAGACCAAATATCTAATAAGCTAGTGGATAGTAATGTATTGAAATATAAACCAGATACAATCAATATCAATGAATATCTCAAAGGTGATTTTATAGGTCCGCATATAGATAGAGTTGCAAGCGGTCCAATAGTTACAATTTTAAGTTTAAAATCCCCATGTAAAATGATTTTTACAAGCGGTAAAAAAACTTTTGATATAATTTTATTACCAAAAATGTTGATTCAAATGAAAGATGCTATAAGATGGTACTGGCATCATTCAATAGAACCAGTTGAGGATACTAGATATTCTATTGTTTTTAGGAATAAAAATGAGTAAAATATAATAATCAAAATACTCAAAGGAAACAAAATGAATAAAACTAAAATAGGAATAGTGATACTAGCAACCAATGCTTATTTTGTGTTAGGTATAAGATTTATAAAACAATTTATGCACCACTATAAGGGTGAATCAGAAATCAAATTCTACTTTTTTTCTGATGAAGATCCCCACCCCTACCTACCAGATAATATAAATGTGGAATATCATTACAATAAACATACAAGTTGGCTAGACGGGACTAATTCAAAATTCACCAATATACTTTCTTTAGAAAATTCTGATAGTGATTATTTGATTTACTTTGATGCTGATACCAGCGTATCTAAAGATTTTGATACTGATTGGTTTATTGGTGACACAGTTGGATTAGAACATTTTGGAAACAATGGCTGGATGAAAGATTTAAAAGGATATGATAGAAATCCTCAATCAAAAGCTTATGTTCCTCTTGATACAACTTTATTTCAAATGTACTATCATGGTTGTTTATTTGGTGGAACTAAAAATAAAATAATTGAAGTTTGTAAAGTTCTTAGAGAAAATCAATTAGAAGATCAAAAAATTCCTTATGAACCTGGGGTTAATGACGAAAGCTATATCAATCAGTATTATCATTATAACCCTCCCACACGAACGGTTCTTCTTGATGAATATCTGTTTAACGTAAGTGATAAAGGAGCGATAGGTGAAACAAGGGATGTTGAATTAGATATTTCTTCTTTAAAACAAGAAATGTTAATCAATAAAAACAACTTATACAATTTCCAAGATGGTAAATTAATTTTAATATGATTTCTAGCTATAAATTAACAGATAACGATACAAGTATAGAATATAAAAATCTATACTCTATAAATGGTATAATTTATTTTCTAACAACAGAAGATATTACTCTACCATCTGTTAAAAAATTTACAATATCATATGATTGGAAACCAGAAATATTAAAGTTTGATTCTGAAAAAAAACTAGAAGATTATGTACAATCTTTAAATAATATTGAAGAAATAACTCTTTCTGTATTATCCGATAATTCATGGTATGGAAATGTTGGGCATGGTTTATTTGATGTTCTTTATCCTATATATCTATCATTACTAAAATTTGGCTATGTTAATGAACCATTTACTTTTCTGTCTCTAGATTGGTCATGGAGAGAAAATATGATGTACTATGTTCTTAAAAATTTTACAAAACAAGATCTTTTAGAATATCCTAATCTAGACAAAAATAAAATATATCACTTTAAAACATTAGTTGCAGGAACAGATTTAGCAGGCAATAGAGTAGTTAATAAAGAAATGTTTATTTATGGCAAAAAATGGGATGGCTTACATCAGTTTAAGAAAAGAATTTTTGAAGTAAACAATATTGAATTAGATAAACCTTTAAACATAGATCGCCCAAAAGTTATCATAATAAACAATAAAAGATTCGATAGTAAAGATAAAGAAATTATTGATATTGTAATTAGTAAATTGTATAATATATGCGATATAAAATTTGTAGACTGGTATCATGATTATAAACATTTTGGCAATGAAACTTTTAAAAAACAAATGGAAGATTTTCAAAATGTAGATATTCAAATTACTGCTCCCGGTACGGCAATGCTGTATGCACCTTTCTTAAAAAGGGGAGCAGTCAATATCAATATTGGTTACATAGAACACACTCAAACAAATGGCGTAAGAGGTAATCTTAAAATATTAGAATCTAAACAAGCCGATCATTTAATTCCAGCATATATGGAACAGCCTATTTGTGCTGGAACATATTATGTAACTTCACTTTATTACGATAGATACAAATATAATAACTTAGAAGTTAATCCTTTAGTAGAATTAATCAATCAAGCAATTAAAATAATCAAAAATAAACAAATTATTGAAGGAAATCTAAATATAGATGGAAAAATATTTAAAGAGTATTGTAAAAGAGCATCAGATGGTGAGAACATATCTACTTATTTAACAGAAAGATCATTACAAATTGAATTTTTTGTAAATGAACACCCGTATGCTTTACCGCCCACAACAGACCTTAATTTATTGAGAAAAATTAAAGATGAATTTAGGTATGATAGACGTTACGAAATTAAACTATAATATACAGATATCTCTTATATCACAATACTAATTCAAATAGGAGTTTATATGTTTTATTGGGGTAGTGATAGGCCAATATATAAGTTAATTAAACAATTGCAAAAGATGGATATGCGAACAATCCATCCAATAGCATTTAAATCCACACTTGTTCGTAAAGAAGAGGGTACTAATATGGCACTAGTTTATAATGTTACTGCTGGTCCAGTTGTTGACAAGGATGTTTCAGAGCGTAGACTTAATGTTACAGTAAATGGTGAGACAACAATTTCAACATTTACAAGTGAAGTAACATCTTTTGGTGAATTTTCATTTCCAGACAATGCTAATGTGGTTCTCACGCTAGTAGATGTTGATGATGCTGGTAATGTTAGTTCCCCAGCCGTTGTTGAGTTTGTTGCTATGGATACCATTCCCCCAGCAAAGCCGGGAGAATTTGGTGTAACTTTAGTAAGAGAAGAGTGAATATAGCTTTAAGTATGTAAAACGTACTGGGGTGGCCTTGGTGGCTACCCCTTTATGTTTAATATAGTGTATACATATAATGGCCCTTTATTCAAAGGAGACACGTTGTGTACAAAATATTAATAGCCTTAATTCTAGGGCTTTTCCCGCTTAATCTTTTAGGTGGTACAATAGATCAAAATATACCAGATTCTAAATATATAGAATATGGAAATAAACATGAATCTGTAGTAAAAATAGAGGGTAATTATGATAATGAAAAAAGCACCTATTTTTATGCATCAGCAGTAGTTATTAAACCAAGATGGATTTTGACAGCCGCACACGTATTAAAGGGCAGTAAAAAATGTCGAATTATTATTGGTGAAAAAACAATACCTATAGATTTTATAGCTCATCACGGATCATACGAAGAAAATAATTTTGGAAAATACGATATTGGTATAGGTCATTTAGAACAAGATGCTAATATAGGATTTTATCCAGAATTATATACAAAAAGCGATGAAGTTGGTAAAATTTGCAGCATGGCTGGATTTGGAGTCACTGGAGCTTTTCAAAATTTAGAAAGAAAAATCGATGATATAAAAAGGGGCGGTTCAAATATAATAGACACAATTGACCGCGATTTGCTAATATGCTCCTTAAAAAACGGTAAAAGAACCAGTTTAGAATTTTTGATATGTCATGGCGATAGCGGTGGTGGGCTATTTATAGATAATAAATTAGCAGGAATTCACTCTTGCGTTTTTACAGAAGATAAGAAACTAGATTCTAATATTGATGATTGGTCAGGACATACAAGAGTAAGTTTATTTATTGAGTGGATAAAAGAAGCAATGCAAGCTATAGAAAAAGCAGAACAAGACAAATGATCTTCGAAAAATTATTCAAGTCCTTGTTCAAAATAGACGATTACTTAACTAGGTCTGGATCGTGGTCAAGAGTAAGAAAAGAACATTTGGAAAATAATCCTAACTGTGCTGCTTGCGGCAAAAATAAAAATATACAAGTTCATCACATAAAACCATTTCACTCAAATCCAGAATTAGAATTAGCCCCAGAAAATTTGATATCTTTATGTGATTACCCTTGCCATCTTGTGTTTGGTCATTTAATGAACTATCAAAGTTGGAATGAAAACGTTGTAAAGGATTGCAAGATTTACTATGAAAAAATTAAAAATAGACCCTAGCATTTTTATTGTTGTAATTGATTATTTTTGTTTAGGGTATATATTAGGATTTTTATCCACATATTTCAAAATTTTTTAATTCCTGTTGACAAAGTTGCTTTTGTTGGCTATCATATTGGTAGGCATTGAGAACCGCAAACAATTGAATTAAAATGTTAAATACAAAAAATTATACTAAAAAATCAGCTTATTTAGAAAATAAGCAAAAAATTAAAAACTTGATTCAAGATGTTGGATATTTACATCTTCTTGAATATCTTATTGAAGATTTAGATTCACACGAAATCGTTAACAACGAAGATTTGTGGATATTGAGAATGGCAGAAAGCTTAGAAGATGCTTACAATGCGTATACATCTAAATACAAAGATAACATAGATAGCAGGATAACACCAAATGAGAATTGATCAAGCACTAAATGTTAAGGTTGGAGATCATCTAGTTAATACATTTATAGACGATGTTGTTGTAACAAGTATCTATAAAGAAGGTGGGGTTATTGTATTTGGTACAATCGATACTAGGCTAAGGCAAGTAGCTTACTCATATGAGTATGTATATCCATCAGATATCGGCCCAAATGATATTTCTGATGAAGAATCTAGTTTTATAAATTGGGCTAGAGAAAATAGAGAAAGCATAGAAGAACAGTTAGAAAATCTAGATTTAATAAAACGGTCTTATATGCAGGGGTTTGGAATGGGATTTTCATATAAGAAAATAATGTCACATCAGGAGTTAATGCAGAAATGAGCTATGTAAAACTAATTAGTATCACTTCTGACGCAGAAAAACTTATGGCATATTGTGCTAGAGTATCAAACCCGAGTGGACAAAATAATGATAATATAGCAAAACTATTAAAATATTGTATTATGCATGAGCATTGGAGTATATTTGAGCAAGCTTTTATGACAGTAGAGATTAATACTACAAGAGGTATTGCGGCACAGATTCTTCGTCATCGTAGTTTTACATTTCAAGAGTTCAGCCAACGATATGCAGATGCTACACTCTTGTCAGAAGATATTCCACTATTTGAATTAAGGCGACAAGACAATAAGAATCGCCAGAATAGCATTGATGACATATCCGATGAGACTAAAGTAAAATGGAACACCAAAATTCGTGAACATTTTTCTAAAGCCAAGGCTATTTATGATGGTATGATATCTGATGGAATAGCTAAAGAATGTGCAAGGTTTGTATTGCCATTAGCAACTCCAACAAGATTATACGTTAGCGGTTCAATAAGATCATGGATTACATATATAGCATTAAGAGAAAAGCACGGTACTCAAAAAGAACACATTGATATTGCTAAAGGCTGCAAAAATATATTTTGCCAGCAATTACCATTAACTTCTGAAGCTTTGGGAGAGTTTGAAAAAGAATGGTGTATATAAGAATGTATACTATACATATATACATTCTAGGAGACACTATTATGCCAAGGAATAAAAGTCTAAAAATAGGTGATATTATAGGTTATGATAATTTAGAAGTAATAAATACAAAAACTATAATAGAAGGTAAAACTCAAACAAAACGTGGATGGTCTGAAGTTTATTGTAGACTGTGCGGAAAAAAGAAATGGATGAGAAACAACATCTTAAAAAGAGAAAGAACCGCAAGTTGCGGATGTGTTTCTAGAGATTCTAAAACATGGAAAATAAAAAAAGATAGGAATATGACTTGGCAGTTAGATCAAGGAGAATCAGCATTCAATAATTTATATTATCAGTATCTTAAAAGTGCAGAAAAAAGAAATTTATCTTTTGCATTATCAAAAATAGAGTTTAAACAATTTACAAAAAATCCATGTTATTATTGCGGGAGAGAGCCTCATAGAATAATAAAAGGTCAAGGTAAAACTAGTGGAGATTATGTATATAACGGTTTAGACAGAATCGATAATAACGATGGGTACAATTTAGATAATATTGTTAGTTGTTGTTTTGATTGTAATTCTAGCAAGAGAACGTTTTCGCAAAAAGATTTTTTTGCACATGTAAAACGAATCTATGATTTACATCATGAAAAAATGTAACAAAATTTATTTAGGTGAAAAATGATCAAGCTTGATATGTCTGAGAGTGATATTATTAGGGCAGTTAAAAATCCAGCTACATCCCCACTTCAATATTTGAGTGCAAGATTCTTTAAGAGAGATGTACGAGATATTGATGTTGGAAGAGATGGGATTATAATCTGGGAAGATGATATAGATGACTATCTATCTTATAGATATTGTGAAGAGGATATTCAACTTTTAGATCAATTCCTTTCTGAATGGGAAGAGTTTGTTGATGGGGAAATAAGTGATTTTGACTTAGAACCCATATCTTTTTGCGTATACCAGAACGGATAAAATTTTTTCAAGCCCACCCATTGACAACGCCGATACATAGTGTACAATCAAAGCACATTCAGTCAATTAGCACTTTTAAGGAGATAACCAATTATGAAACTTCACGCTGGCACACACACAATTGAAAAGTCTGGTAATTTTGAAGAGTCGAAGTTCAGTATCGAAGCTTCATCCAAGGCATTTTTCATTCTATCTGACGGTCTTTATTCTAACAAGATTCTCGCCGTTGTTCGTGAGCTTTCTACCAACGCATACGATTCGCACGTTGAGGCTGGCAAGGTTAGCGTTCCGTTCGATGTTCATCTGCCCACGCAGCTTGAACCTACATTCTTTATTCGTGACTATGGCACCAGTATGGATCACGATAGCTGTATGCAACTTTATACAACATATTTCCGCAGTACGCGAAACAATAGCAATGATGCTGTTGGTTGCCTTGGTCTTGGTAGCAAGGCTCCCTTTGCTTATTCTGATAGCTTTACCGTTGAGGCTTTTCTTGATGGTCAGCGTAGACTTTATACTGCCTATAAGAATGAGGATGGTAGTCCCGTATTCTCTCTGATGGATACTTTTGAAACATCTGAGCCTAATGGTATCAAGGTTTCTATTAGCGTTCAAGATAGCGACGTTAGCCGATTTGTTCGTGAGGCTCATAAAGTCTATGAGTTTTTTAAGGTTCGCCCCAAATTCATTGGTGAATCTATTAGCTATGAAAGTCCCGAAAAGGTTCTTGAGGGAAATAATTGGTATTTCGATGATAACGAGTCTGATAATCTGATCATTATGGGTCAGATTGCGTATCCTCTCGACCATTATCAATTGATGAATACTGGTCTTGATGATAAGACTGTAAATTTTATTCAATATTCTAGTGGTCTGCGTCTTTTCGTGAAGATAGGTGATGTTGACATTACTCCCAGCCGTGAATCTTTGTCTTATAGCAAGGAAACTAAAGCTAATATCATCAATATGGCAAAAACTATTGCTGAAGAAATTGCGATTAAGATTCAAGAAGAAATTAAGAGTCAACCGTCTTTGTTCAAAGCACGTAAGAAATATGTACAGGTTAGCGACCAGTGCCACTCTATCAAGAGCGCTGTTGAATCGCTGCACAAATCCCTTACTTGGAATGATACCAAGCTTTTTGATAGTAATGCTGCTGAAAGCGTTAGCATCAAAGATTGTAGCGTCGATATTTTTGAACGATCACAGTGGCGTAAAAAGATTGATGTTAAGAAGAGTGTTGAGAATATGTTCTTCTCTACCAAAACAAAGTTTATCATTGATGATTTGGCTAGGGGTGGCGTTAGTCGAGTTCGTCAAATGATTCGTGATGCTCATGATGGTCAGTCTTGCTACTACTATAAAATTACCGACAAGGAAACTGTTGACAGTTGCAAACTCTATGAAATCATGGGTGGAGCAACCAAGGACGATGTTATTCTTACATCAACTCTTCCCAAGGTTGAATATAATCGTCAAAGTTCTGGTAGCTCAGATGGCGGTCCAGCGGTTCATGTTCAAGTTTACAATGAAGAAACTGGGAAGTTTGAAGTGTGCAACATGAGTGTTAAGTTTGAAAATGCCCACTATTTTATTGAGTCGAAGGATTCTGTGCAGATTGGACATTCACATATTGATATCAGCTATGTTACAAATGCTCTAAACTTTATTCATCAGCATTATCGTGAAACTATTGGTGACGCAACTTTTTATGTTGTTAAGCCATCGGTAGTTAAGAATCGAAAGCTTGAACAGCGTGATAATTGGACTAATGGTTGCAGATTGCTTGAAAATATTTTCTCAGATGCTGTTGAAAAGCACCACGACGATATTATTGAGGTTAATCATCGTAATGCACTTTCTATTTCTAGGAACTATCGATGGTTTGAAATTCTTGAAATGACCAAAACCGATTCTAAAGCAAAGCAGATCATGGCTGAGTATAATGAGTATAAGCAGAGGGTTGACAACATCTCAGGCGACATGTATACTATTGAGTATATGGCACAGAGACTTCCCAATGTTCAAAGCATTAATTTTAGCAACGTGAAAATCAACACTGAAAAGTTCTCTAAAGATTTTGATAATGAAATGAAGAAGTATCCCATGCTCAAGTTTGCTGGTAATGTATGGGATAAGAGTGATAAGCAACTTGTGGCCGATTATATCGACGGGATCAATAACACACTGTGAAAGGTCTAAACTAGGAGTAGAACTATGAAATATATTATTGCAAATGACGGTAACGTAACAGCGGTGGTCAGCGGTGAAACCTATAACTTTGGTAAGGCTCACCCAAATTATAATAAACTAGTCAATCATCTTAAGAATAATAATGTTGAGCATTTCGAAGCTTGCTACGATATCGTGTCTCATCTGAATTCTTATTGCGAAGGCTATGTGAATTGTGCGGATGGTGTTCTGAATTGGGACGGTATTAAGATGCCCAACATGTTCACCAGTACAATTCTGGATATGGTCAAGCAGGGTTTTCCCTTTGAGCCGATGCTTAACTTCCTTGATAATATGAGCCAGAATCCTTCTGATCATGCTATCGTTGAATTGTTCGACTTCATGGAGAATAAGCATATGCCTATCACTATGGATGGACATTTCTTAGCATATAAAGCTGTTCGCCCAGATTACAAAGATATTTACTCTGGTAAGTTTGATAATTCAGTAGGTAGCGTATGCTCTGTGCCTCGTAGTCAGGTTGATGGTAATCGTGATAATGGTTGTGGTAAGGGATTGCATGTTGGGGCTATCGACTATGCTAAATCTTATGGTGGTATTAATCTTGATGAAGATGGCGATAACGATGGTGGAAATCAGCTTATGATTTGCAAGGTTAATCCCCGCGACGTTGTTAGCGTTCCTACCGATCATAAGTTTCAAAAGCTCCGTACTTGTCGCTACGAAGTTGTATCTAAGTTTGATAGCGTTTTCGATAAGATCATTCATATGACAGAGCAGGACAAGGCTTATATGGCAACTAAGAAGCGTAACCGCGAATGGATCGTTGAAGTTACCGCGAAGCTTGACAAGATCAATTCTGTTCTTAGTAAGAAGTTGATGAGTGTTTGATTGAATGTTTGAGAGTATAACGGGGATGGGGAAACTCACCCCGTTTACTCTTAATCGTGGATTTTCCGAGCGGTCAAAGGAGTTTGACTGTAAATCAAATGCTATTAGCTTCGTAGGTTCGAATCCTACATCCACGACTATTTTAAAATCAAAGGATTATGTAAATGAAAATTAGTACTGAAACCAAATTAGATTTTGATGATGTCTTACTCGTTCCACAGAGATCGCAAGCGGCATCAAGGGTCAGTGTGTTGCTTGATAAACGATATTCTTTTTATCATTCAGATCAACATTGGAGTGGAATACCAATAATTGCTGCTAATATGGATTCTATTGGCACATTCTCTATGGCTCAAGCTCTACAAAAGTTTAAAGCTATAACATGTTTACATAAACATTATAAGGCTAGTGACTATTTTGATCGTCCAGAACCAATGCCATTAGATACTAATCATTGTTGGCATAGTATGGGAATTAACAATAGCGAGATTGATAAATTAAATCAAGTATGGTATAAAACAGGAGTTATTCCAAATATTTGTATTGATGTAGCTAATGGCTATACAGATAATTTTGTAGATTTTTGTAGAAAAGTTAGAGATACTTTTGGTACTCATCCAATTATAATGGCTGGCAATGTATGTACTCCAGAAATGGTACAAGAACTAATTCTTCATGGTGGAGTTGATATTGTTAAGATAGGAATTGGTCCCGGTTCAGCTTGTACAACAAGATTAAAAACTGGTGTTGGATATCCACAACTTTCAGCTATAATAGAGTGTGGACATGCGGCCCACGGTTTAAAGAGCGAAGACAAGCGTATGGGATTGATTTGTGCAGATGGTGGCTGTAGGACTCCAGCAGACGTTGTAAAGGCTTTTGCGGCCAATGCGGACTTTGTGATGCTTGGTGGAATGCTTGCCGGTTCAGACGAGTGCGAAGGCGAATGGGAGTATGAGTATCGTAGTGCGATCATTAATAATGATGGATCAACAAAATCAGAATGGTGGCAACCATTTGATCCCGGCTATAATACAGAGCGAAGGAAAAAATCATTAACGTTTTATGGAATGAGTTCACACAAAGCTCAAGAGAAGTATGGTGGAATTAAGAATTATAGATCAAGCGAGGGAAGAACATTATCCGTTCCATATAAGGGGTATGTGTCTGATATAATGCTAGATATATTAGGCGGTATACGAAGTGCTTGTGCTTATGTTGGTGCAGACTCTCTTAAAGATTTACCTAAATGTGCTGAATTTATTCGTGTAAACAGAACTCATTTCGATAGGAGTATTTAATGTTCTCAAAACAAGAAAAACTAGACTTAGTTAATTCATACAAACCTTGGTGGCACTCCATAGATTTTGGAGATGATGTTATATCAAATGGTAGAAAAAGCCAATTCTGTCATTATCAAGAAATAAAAAATTGGTTTCCATCAGATTTTTTTACAGACAAAAGAGTTCTTGATGTCGGAACTTGGGATGGTTACTATGCTTTTCACGCAGAAAAAATGGGAGCCAAAGAGGTAGTTGCAGTAGATCATTTTATGTGGAATGTTCATAAAGATGATACCAGTGGGAATAGAGAATCTAAAAGAGGATTCGACATAGCTAAGAAATTATTAAATTCCAATGTTAAAGAATATGATATTGATATTGATGATATGAAACCAGATATGCTTGGAATGTTCGACTCTATAATATATGCTGGAGTGTTTTATCATCTTAAAAATCCATATAAATCAATAGAAATACTAGATTCATTGTTAAACACTAATGGTAGAATAATGATAGAAAGTCATATGTGTAATATTAACAATCCTATTCCACTAATGCAATTTCATCCAAAAGCTTCTTTGAATAATGATTCTTGTAATTATTGGTCACCAAATGGAGCATGTTTAAAAGCAATATTTGAAGAAATTGGAAATTATACTATTGAAAGTTTAATAGAAGGTGGTAGAGGAACAATGGTTGTTCGTAAAAATTAATAAATATGGCAGCTATAGTTAGTATCATAATTTCAACAGTATTGTATATGATAAACTCAATATCATGTTTTATACAAAAAGATTACTCTCATTCGTTAATGTGGGCCGGATATTCATTTGCAAATTTAGGATTATTGTGGTATGAATTCAACAAGTTGGGATAATAGATTTTTAGAGTTAGCTAAGTTTGTATCATCTTGGTCAAAAGATCCATCTACAAAAGTTGGTGCAGTTATAGTTGATCAAAATAATATTATTGTTTCTCTTGGATTTAATGGATTCCCAAAAGGAATAAATGATGATGATAGACTTAATCATAAAGACACAAAGTATCCAATTATAATACATGCTGAAAATAATGCTTTAATGTTTGCTAAACGTCCATTAGACGGTTGTACAATATACACTTATCCATTTATGCCATGCACAAAATGTGCTGGCATGATAATACAGTCTGGTATAAAAAGAGTGGTATCTTATCAGAACACAGCATCAAGGCACCATTGGGAATTAGACTTTAGAGTATCAAGAGAATTATTTAAAGAAGCTGGAATAAAATTAGAGGAATGGTAATGGAAGAAAACCAAAAAGATGTAGATGAAATGCTACAATTAATACAAGAATGTATTAAAAATAATAATCTAGTATTTCTTTCTAAATTGTTTTGTAAATTACAGAAAGATTATGAAGATTTAGCAAGATTAAGCACAGATGGAAATTATAGACCGTCTTGGACACATAAACATGTTCTAGACTACCTAACTTACGAACAAAAATTTTAACTGTCTACCAAGCAAGTAACCGCTATAATAGAACAAAGGAGAATAAAATGTCATTACAAGTTTTACAAGAAATGTCCGCTGCCCATTTAGAAAACGTTAAAAGAAAAATTAATGAACTTAGGGGTCAGCAACAGGTGGTTGAAGAAGAAATTAATAAGTTGATTCAATACTATGAAGTTCATAGTAAAGTATTGGAAGATAGTTTTAAAGTTCCTGTAGAATGATCTAGTAATTATAAGGAGAAAGATATGAATTATACTCAGTTTTTTGAGAGATTAGAAAATGTGGCCGATGCTTACCATTGGGATATTAATAATAATAAGGTTCTTGCTACTATTCAAAGTGGCACCTTCAAGGGCTTTACTTTAAATCCAATTACAGCATTAGCCCATAAGTCTGGTTATGGTTTTTTTAATAACACAAGAGAAAGCACAGAGTTTGCCGCAAGGCTTTTGGGTCTTTCAAGAAATTTTGCGAGACATGTTTATAGTGCCACTCTAGGTACTTATAATCATGGTAATACTCAAGTGGTTCGTGGAAGAATTCGTTCAGCATTGGAGGTATGAAAGTATGAATATTAACACATGGCTAGGTTGTGGTCGTTTAACAAAGGATGCGGAGCATAGTACCACTCAGAAGGGTACTTCAATGGCAAAGTTTAGAATGGCGGTTAATGATCGTAGGAATGATGATACATTATTCCTTAACGTTCTATGCTTTGGTAAGATGGCAGAAGCTCTTAAAGACCATCTCACAAAGGGTCGTTTGGTTGGGGTTCAAGGAAAGATAAAGATTGATGATTATCAGGATAAGGAAGGTAATACTAGAAATTCTGTTTGCGTAATGGCTGATGAAATTTCTCTTGGACCGTCCAATCCTGTACTTCAAGAAACAATTAAAGAGTGAACTCACTAACTAAATAGGTTTGTGGAAAAGTGACCCGATATGCAGGAATGCTGTCGGGTCATTTTTTTTCAAGTTTACGCATTGACTTTGACGAAAGATGTGGTATGATGATCTTTATAACAGCAGAACTTTACAGGAACATAGGTATGAATCCTCAACCATCTCAAGATATTGTAAATATTTTTGCAACAGTAGCAATTATTTTGGGGGCATTTTATGCTTATGTAGCATATGGTGATATTATGTCTGGAATAATACAGCCACCTAATTATGATTTATTCCAGTTAGGCACTATTGAAGAAAATACTCAAGTAGTTGTAATGCAAGATAAATCAAATTCTTTTGAGTCGCAGCAACTTTATTTAGATTGTATTGATACCCTTATTGCAGTTGGATACAAAAAGAGTGAAGCTAAGAAAAGAGCTAAAGCAATTTTTAGCAAACATAATCCTCAACCGGCCAGTGTGCAAGAATTCCTCAACATAGTAATGAAAAAATGAATATAATAGACCAATCATTTGATATAGCTTTGACACTTTTACCAAAAGCAAAACTAAATAGGAATACAAAAAATAAGTTCTTCCATTTCGCATTTGGATATAAAAAGAATAAACTACTTGCTATAGGACAAAATAATCCAGAAAAAACCCATACTCAAGCGTTAATCTTATCTCAGAGATTTAATATAGACAATGATTATCCATATTTACATGCTGAAACAGATTTAATTTCTAGACTTTGGGGCAAACACTATATAGATAGTAGCCTACGCATGGTTATCGTTAGACTGAATAAACATGGTCAATTAAGATGTAGTAAACCTTGTGAAAAATGTGAACAAATAATTAATGCTTTAGATATAAAAAGAGTATGGTGGAGTATAGATAATGGATTCAATAAATAGACTTAAAGATACTAAAACATATTTGGTCGGAGCTATGGATAGAGTTCCAGACGGTGGTGTTTCATGGAGAAATAAAATAACACCAACACTTAAAAAACTAGATATAAAAATTCTAAATCCATGCACAAAACCAGTTCAAAATTCATTAGAAGATGATTTCTCAAGACAGTGGATAGAATACTATAAAGAAACTCAGCAGTATGAAAAAATAAGAAAACATTATGCTATAATTAGATGTGCTGATTTAAGATGTGTAGATGTTTCTGATTTTATTATAGCTCATATTGATTTAAATACCCACGCATGTGGAACATATGAAGAAATCGTAACAGCTAATAGACAAAAAAAACCAGTATTAATATGGTGCGAACAAGGAAAACAAAAAGCCCCAAATTGGCTATTCTTCATGCTACCTCATCAACATATATTTGGTGATTCCGAATCATTAATCTCTTATTTAGATCATATAAATTCTACTTCTAGCCTAAATGATTTTGGTAGATGGATATTTTTTAATCAAGACTAAAATATGAATACAGACTTTCCAGAATATTTATTTCCATGCGATAATACTTTGTATAAATATAAAGTAGAGCAGGGCGAAAATATTTGTAAAAATAAATCTATTATTTTTTGTAGTATTGTAAGAGACGCAGAATCTGTTCTTAATAGAAACATACAATGTTTACATCGAACTGGATCTCTATTTAAAGACTACGAGATCTTTATATATGAAAATGATTCTATAGATAATACGGTGGAAATATTAAGACAAAATAAATCAAATAAACTAAACTACATAAGTGAAAAAAGACAGGATAAAGATTATGTAGCAAAGATTATTTCTGGAGAAGATAGGTGGCACTTCAATAGATGTAATATTTTAGCAGAATGTAGAAATAAATATCTAACGTATATAAATAATTTGGAAAAAAAATTTGACTATATATGCGTTGTTGATCTTGATGTCTGTGGAGGATGGTCATATATTGGAATAGCTCATGGGATTTTTACATTAGAATCAAATGATTTATACGCAGCAGTAACTTCTTACGGTGTACTAGCCGAACATTCTGGCAAGATTAACTTAGAAAGTATTCCAAATAAAAATTATTTAATGTATGATACTTTAGCATTTAGACCAAAAAATTGGAAATCTGGAATACATATGAATTCATTATATGTGTTTAACAATATTCATCTTAGTAGAGGGCAACACCCATTTGAAGTACAATCTAATTTTGGTGGAATGGCAATATACAAAAAAAACCACTTATTAAATAAACAATACAAAGCAAAACAATGGCAAGAAGGATTTACAGATCCAGACCACGTTATGTTAAATAAAGAAATAATAGATAGCGGATACAAAATACTATTAGATCCAAGTATGATAGTATCTTATTCTCATCATACAAATTCTATGTTCCATGATTCTAAAATACAAATTATAGGTGAAAAATGCTTAACATAGTTAGTCCAATTAATCAATTAGGCTATGGAATTACAGGATTAAATCTAGTAAAATTCCTAGCAAAAAAAACTCCAGTAAGTTTATGCGTAATAGGGCAACCGCAGGTAACAAATCAACCCGATGCTGATTTAATATCAGTATGTATACGTAATAAAAATTTTCTAGACTTTGATGCTCCATGTATTAAAATATGGCATCAAAATGATATGACGCAATTTGCTGGAAGGGGTAAAAGAATCGGTTTTCCGATATTTGAATTAGATGAATTTAATGATTTAGAGAAGCATCATCTCAATTCTTTAGATAGCATATTCGTATGCTCACAATGGGCGAAAGGTGTGGTTATTAATAATACTATCGTTGGAAAAAATAATATTCATGTTATACCACTCGGTTTTGATAAAAATATTTTCAAAGTTTCTAACGCTTCTACCGTCAGCGACAAAACCATATTCTTGAATTGTGGCAAATGGGAAGTTAGAAAAGGCCATGATGTGCTATATAAAATATTTAATATGGCATTTGAAAAATCTGACAATGTTGAATTATGGATGCTTTGTGATAACCCATTTTTATCATCAAATGAATCTAAAGAATGGAAAGATCTATATTTAAACTCAAAATTAGGAGATAAAATTAAGATATTTCCACGCCAGCAAACACAGCAAGAAGTGTATAATATAATGGCACAAGTAGATTGTGGAGTATTTCCATCAAGAGCAGAGGGTTGGAATTTAGAGTTATTAGAAATGATGGCTTGTGGAAAGAGTGTGATTACAACAAATTTCTCAGCACACACAGAGTTTTGCACAAGTTTGAACTCCAGACTAGTCGATATAAAAAATACTGAACTAGCTTATGATGGAAAGTGGTTTCATGGCAAGTGTGGAAATTGGGCTAAAATAGATGATTACGAAATAGATCAATTTATTAGCCATTTAAGAGATATCCACTCCTTAAAACAATCAAGTTCGTTGACTATAAATAATTTAGCACTAAAGAGTATTGAGAATTATAACTGGGATAATTCAGCTAATTTGGTGTTACAAAATGTTTAATTTCTTCAAGAAAAACAAAGAGTCCAAAATAATTGAACAGGAAAATATTGATCAAAAACCAGATAAATTACCATTAGTAACTATAGCGTACAATATTGATTCTAACCTTGAGGCAAGTATCGATATACTAATGGATGATTATAAAGTTGAATCAATAAATGCTATGTGTAAATTGTTAGACACCCTTTCTAACGATGGTTTCTATATGGAAACGATCAATATGTTAAAACAGGGTCTTATAAATGATGATCAACCAGAAGTTTTGCTAACTATATTAACACATGTTGGTCAGCAAGCAAGATACAAAATACTACAGTCTACTAAGGATAGCACAAAGGATGAGCCTTGCATCAAACCTTCCGACATGCTATAATGGCAAAGGAGTCCGAGTATGCAAAAATTTATCAAAAAAATAGGATGGCAAAAGTATGAAGATTTTATTGAAAAACAACTATCTTCACCACTATTAAATACTATTATTCAAAATATAGCTATACAAAACATACAAGCAAATAAGAATATTGATGATGACGATGATGAAGAAGATTTAGAGGATTTAGGTGAATTAAATACAATGATGCCTATCACTAATCAGTTGATAGAGGATGTGACAATGCTCTCTAATTTTGACTGCTGGATAGGCCATACCAACTTTGATATAACGCCAAAAATAAAAGATAAACTAAATCAAATTCCCGGCATAGAATTACTAAAAATTTGTAGTAGGTATAGATTTTTTGTTGGAATAGGACAGATGTTTGATTTTAAAGAAGTAAGAAAGACAATTGAGCAAAATCTAATTAAAGGAGATTGATATGGATTGTATTGATGATAAAATTGAAACAGCATTAAATGATAGTAATATAGTTAAAATAATGAATAGGGCTTCAAAAAGATTTAAAGGACAGTTAGATAAAGATACTATCTACACATGCCAAATCAACGCTCTTTGGAAAGCTTTTTTGAATCATGATCCAAATAAAGCAGCCAAATTCACAACGTATCTTTATAACGGGGTTTTTATCGAATGTATGAAGGAAATAAAATTTAAGAATAAATCTCAACGTTTCGGCGGTAAATTACACGACAATATATCTAATAATAAAGATCCATTTCTAATTATAGACATATTTGACGAGTTAAACGAGGAAGAAAAGCAAATATTTATTGATAAAGCTAGTAATATGACAATCGCTGAAATGGCACAAAAGTATGGAACAAATAGAGAAAGTACCAGACGCAAAGTACATAAAATGATACAGAATATTCGTAAAAAATTCGCATAATCGTGTATTAACAGTTAGGACTAGGACTTTGTAAGGACATGGATATCACAAATTTACTAAATTATTTTACTAGGAGAAATATCTATGTCATATACAACAGCCAAGGCTGGTGTCAAAAATAATAATGGCGGTACAATTGTTCACGCTGGTAATGTCAGTGACACAACCAAAAATCTAGAACTAAATACTATCAATGCCTCAGTCAATAATGGCTATGGCTCAAAAGTTTATGTAAATACAGCTACTGGTAATGGCACAAGTGACCCTTGGGGCATTGCCTTGGCAAAATCTGCTGGTACTGGCGGTATCGCTTATAATCCAGCAAAAGGCACCAACTATATCATGAGATATGCTGGTGATAATGCTTCTAAGGTTAACAATGATTCATCAACAGTACTAACTATCCCCGGCGGTGCCACAAACAAGACTATTAATAAGCTTGTTACAACTCGCCAATTAGGTTCATACTCTGACACTTCATTTAATATTCTAGCAGTACCAAATGGCGGGAAGATTGTTCCCGGTCGCACAAAGGGTACTGGTGCTGGAACAGTTGTTAACTACGTTCAAGCTGACGATGGATCATCATCGGCAACGGACGCTGCTGCTACTGTTAGCCGTTCGGTTCCCGGCAATCTAACCTACTTCTTTGGTTACTTAGCTGGTCCCACCACAGTTTCCTATAAGGCTAAGAATGTACGTGAATCTTGATTTAATATAGATTAAAGGTGCCTTATAGCTCATGTTATAGGGCACCATTAATCGCATCACTTTGGGGAAATCATGATAGATTTTAAAAATCCAGAGTATGTAACTCTTATCTTAAGTTTACTTGGTGGTGTTGGAACTTTCTTTAGCTTAATTTGGGTTAAGGTTGTTGTTCCAGTTATCAAATTAATGAATGGTCAAGAGTTAGTAAGTAAAGCTATAAATGATATTAAGAAGGAACTAACCACAAATGGTGGAAATAGTTTAAAAGATGCTGTGGTTGATTTAAGAACTACTTGTCACAGGATGGAGATGCGTCAAAAAATTATCGAACAACGAACAAAAGCAGCTTTACATTATAGTTTAGTTTCTTTGTTTGAAACCGATAGTAAAGGAAGAATAACTTGGTCCAATGAAAACTTTTGTAGGTTAACAGCTAATAAGCTACAACACGCAGAAGGTTTTGATTGGGTTTCATATATAGACGAAGATGAAAGAGAAGAATTTTTAGCAGAATTCAAATCTTGTTTAGAAATGAATAGAAAATTCATGAGGGTTAGCAAAAACTGTGATGGAAAACTTGTTCAGATGACCGGATATCCATATAAAATAAACGATCATGAACATGGTGGTTTTTTAGTCAGTGTCTCAGAACTCAAAGAGGTATAATAATGTTAGACTCAAAAGCTTTCGAATTTAACAAGAACGATGCTTTATCGTTAGCCAAAAATGCTGTATTAGTAGGTTTAGCTGCTGTTTTAACTTATGTCGGTCAGAATTTATCCAACATCGATCTTGGTGCTGGCACCGCATTAGTTGTTCCAGTAGTAACAATTCTAATCGACTCAGCAGTAAAATGGGTTAAAGATAACACAAAGTAAGGAACATATAATGTTTAAAACTCCAAGTGAGCTATTAAAAGCTTATAAAGATGGATTTAATGGCTCTTGGTGCGACCCAGAGGATGTGGCGAAACTCTTAGGAGAATTGCCACACCCTCTATTCGGCGCATCAGCATATAATTTATCTGGTACTGGCGAAGGTAAGTTAGCTTTACTTTTTAAAAGTATCATGAAATACGATCCAGATTTTGGCCGGTCAGAAAGACAGGTCCAAGGTGATTGTGTCAGCCATGCTACGCGAAACAGCGTTGACGTTACACGCTGCTGCGAAATAATAGGTGGCGAACGCGAAGAATTTGTTGCCAAAGGTGCAACAGAAGCTATTTATGGATCAAGAGGTTATGCTGGCGAAGGTATGAGTTGTTCCGCTGCCGCAAGGTTTGTTCATCAAACTGGTGGAATATTGCTACGTCAACAATATGGCGATATAGATCTATCAGAATATAGCGCTATTGGTGGAAAATGGGGTAGTCGCGGAATACCAGACGATTTAGTTAACGAAGCTAAAAAACACCAAGTTAAAACTATTAGTTTAGTTAATACTGTTGCTCAAGCTAGAGATGCTTTAGCCAACGGTTATTCAATTTCTGTATGTAGTAATTCTGGATTTTCTTCTCGCAGAGATAAAAATGGTATAGCAAAAAGAAGTGGAAATTGGGGTCACGCGATGGCTTGGGTAGGAATGGATGATACACGCGAGATATACAACGAAACATTATTTTTAGTTCAAAATAGTTGGGGAATTTGGAATGGTGGCGATAAGCGTCACGATCAACCAGATGGAAGTTTTTGGATTAGACAAGATGATGCAGAAGAAATGCTAGCAGCTAATGGTTCATGGGTATTTAGTGACGTTGACGGATTCCCAGCAAGAAAAATAACTTGGACTATTAACGAAGTATTTTAAGGAACAACTAATGATAATAAGAACAGATATATTCCCAAATGGTGTTATAGTTGTGAGGATTAAATTAGATGATCCATTAGCGCCACTAGGTAGAGCAACTTATCTTCCAAATGGAGACTTGCCACCAGAAGAACATCCACAAGCACTAGCTATTGCTCAATTACTGTGGACTCCAGAGTTGATAGATCAATTCATACAATCCTTAACACATTAATAGGGATAGCCTGTGACTACTTTTTATGATACTATTAAAATTCGTCGCGGACCTCTTTCTGAGTTTAATGATGCAAATCCAGTTTTAGCTTCTGGAGAACCAGCTTTTGCTATCGATGCAAATTTATTAAAAGTTGGTGACGGTGTAAAAACTTGGAGTCAACTACCATCAATTGGTGGAGATAACAACAATAATATTTTTACACGTAGATCTTGCGTTTATACTCTCCCAGAAATATTAGTAAATTCAAGTCACACTCTAACAGTAAATGTTCCCGGCGTTTTAACATCAAAAGCATATTCTATATCGGTTTCTCCATCAAGAGAACTTTTATCTGGAACAGTAATAGCTTACTCATATGTTAGTAATAATGACGAAATATCAATTAAAATTGTTAACGCTTCTTCAACTAAAATTCCAGCAATTGGATATTGGAGTAATCCATTAACTTTAAGTATTTATGCTGTTGAGTGTGGAACATTAGACTGTAGTATTATCACTACCACGCTTGGTCCAACGACCACAACAACATCTGGACCAACTACTACATCTGGTCCAACAACGACCACAACATCTGGTCCAACAACCACCACCACAACATCTGGTCCAACAACCACCACCACCACCACCACATCTGGCCCAACAACAACTACAACATCTGGCCCAACAACTTCAACAACAACTACCACAACGGCAGTTCCCGGAATAGCAATAACATACGCGGCCTATGGAAATCAAACTCTTGGCTATACGTATTATAATGATGCCGGAACAGGACCAACTTATAATAATACATCAAAACTAGAGATTCTTCCAGTAAATGTTAGCACATCAACTAACCCAAGTTATTACGGAACATATGGTCAAGATGGAAATATTTATGAATATATAGATGATTTCGCCGGTGCTGGGTCTTATTACGCTGGAAGTACTAGAGTAGCTCTTGGTGGATCAGTATACGACAACGCTTTCATATTAACGAATGATCAAATCACCTACTTTAATCAAAGAGTTGCGATACACTATACATTTCCAGCAAAAAATGCTCCAAATCTATCAACTTATTATAATAGTACTCTACAAAAAAGTGACAATAATCCTACTGGACTTAGAATTGTAAGGTGTTCACCACCTCCACAAAATGAAAGTAGTTTATGGGCAGAGGTTGGAAATATTTCAAATCCTAGCGACACAATAACACAAGGAGAAAGTAGATATAGGTATGACATACCATCCACACTAGAACTAGGTTTACAAAATATTGGAACAGTTAATTATCCATATTGGATTAAAAAAAACCCACTAACATTTTCTGAATTCGTTACATATTTAAATACTGTTGATCCAACCGGCGCTCAACACCTTAATCTAAAATACTGTACGATTGGCATGAAATTAGTATCTGGTTCATTAGTAGCTCTAGAATCTAGTTATGGAAACCAATTACTATTTGACTCCACTCGGCCGGTTGGAAATAGATACTTTGTTTATTCTTACAATTTAAGCAGACCAGCGGTTGGCTTAAATTGGATTCATGCTGCTAGATATTGTAATTGGTTACACAATAACAAACCATCTTTTGGAGGAACGTCCGATAGCACAGAAACTGGCGCATATGATTTATCTAATAATGAAGATTATAGCGGCTATTATCAAAGAGCGCTATCGGAAAAAGCAGTAATTCCAAGTTTACATGAATGGTATAAAGCTGCTTATTATGATCCTAGATATCAAAAATACTATAAATTTGCTACTCAAAGCGACAGACTACCACAACCTTGTAGTGTTGATATAACTAACGGAAATGTTGTAACCACCCAAAATAGATATTCATTATATGTACATTTTCCACAGTAATAAATAGGTAATATATGATTCAACCAGAAAATAAAGAAGATTTTGAAAATTTTTCTATACTTTATATGGAAAGTCATCCAGAAGTATACTCTATTGGTATTGGCAATAAGACTAAAAATGGACAAGTTACAGATGAAATCAGTGTTATTTTTGGAGTCAAAGAAAAAAAACAATTATCAGAATTGTTACCAGAAGAAATTATTCCATTAAATATAACGATAAATGATCAAAATTTTCCTTCTGACGTTATTGAAACTCCAAATAAAGCAAAAAAAATAGCCTGTTTTGATTGGAATGCAAGTCAACCTGGTTATGGCTCTACCGGTCTTACGGAAGATCAACTAGCTCATAGAGCTAGAAAAAGACCTCTAATTGGAGGAATATCAATAAGTGCTGTTAATAATAATCAAACAAATACGCCAAATAATCTATATAGTAGTGTTGGAACTTTAGGATGTTTAGTTGTAGACAATGAAGATGGCTCAATAGTTGGATTAACATCAGCCCACGTTGTTTGTGAAACTTATTTATCTGTGGAAAATAGATTAAAATTGTATAATTTCAATACATCAGATGATATAGTAATACAACCATCTTTATTAGAATCTTTTGATGGAACATCTCAATCAATAACTGATTTATACAACAACCGTGAACAAAACAATATTGGTAAAATAAAAAGATATTCAGAAACTAACTTCATAAATAATTTTCAATTAGATGGATATAAATTCGTTGTTTCAGAAATTCCAAAAAATTATGTTGATGCTGCATTAGTTCACATAAATAGCGGAGGAAACACAATTAGTAGTGTTTCTAGTGGAGTTTTAGGATTATTAACGGATAATTTTTTACCATTTGCAACAACATACGAATTAGATAGGCTTCTACAGTCTTTCAATGCTTATTCTTCAACAAGTATGAGCGGAAGAACTAGCGGAGCGCAAATAGATTGTTATGTTATTAAACAGCTAGGCGTAACGGCCAGTCTTGGTATAACTCAAGAAATTCCATATGGATCAAAACTTGTTCCATCCACAACTATTAATTTAACAAGAACTGTATATTATTCAGATCTTATTCTTCTTGAGGGTAATCTTAATATCGGTACTACGCAAGAATATTCCCATCCAGCCGTTGCTGGCGATTCTGGATCTGTTTTAACAGCAGTTATAGATGATATAGAAAAAATAATAGGAATAATATTTCTAGCAACAGATCCGACACTTGACGGTATTCCAATAGCTTATGCTTGTAGAATAGATAGAATTATGGAAAAATTGAACATATCAGAATGGAATGGTATTATAAACTATTCTAATCCAAATAATTGGCAATATTTAACTAGACCTATAGAAATTTCAGATCCAGAAAATCCATCAGCAGAATTACAAAATAAAATAACAGTGAATAATAAAACATATTGGAGAATAGGAACTACTAACACAAGTATCCCATAAAATAAGGTGAAATATGTCTAAGAAAACCGATATACAGCTAAGAAGGGGTCCAGAATCAGAGTTTATATCTAAGAATACAATCTTAGCATCTGGTGAACCATCTTTCGCTACTGATACAAAAGTAATTAAAATTGGAGATGAATATACAAGCTGGGCCAATTTACCTAATACTGTGGTAAGTAATACTGTTGGGATTACTAATGCTTCTGGGGTGTATAACATTGTAACTATGAGTCAAACTGACTACAATAATTTATCCACCAAAGATCCCAAAACAGTTTACCTAATAAAGTAATATAGATGACTTTAAAAGTTGGCACTAGCTCTATAAATAAAGTGTATGTAGGTGGTACTGAAGTATCATCTATATACATTGGTAATTCTGTAGCGTATACAGCCAATGGTGTTACAACCACTTCTGGCCCAGCTACAACTAGTACCACAAGTACGACTAGCACTACAACTAGCACAACCAGCAGCACAACCACAACTAGTACTACAACTACCACCAGCACTACAACCACCACAAGCACAACAACCACCACAAGCACAACAACCACGCCAACGCCGACCACAACCAGCACCACAACCACAACCACAACTAGCACCACAACTAGCACAACTAGTACCACCACCACAACTACAACATCAACCACGCTAGCGCCAACTACCACTACCAGCACAACTACCAGCACAACTACCACCACCAGTACAACTACCACAACTACTACCACGACTACCACGACTAGCACAACTACTACTACAAGTACAACTACGACCAGCACAACAACAAGCACCACTACCACATCAGCACCAACTACAACGTCAACCACGACCACAACAGCCGCTCCAAATCCTTGGGGAACAGCTAATGCCGCATGGAATGCTGTTGGATTTACTGGAAGCGGAACGCTAGCCAGCCCATTCGTAGCATCTACTATTGCAACATATAACACTGGAAGAGTAGTAAATACAACAGGATATATTAAATGGAGTTGGAATAGTTTAACACTATCAGATTGTGGAAATGATTATTTTGAAATTCTCACAGCCGCAGGTGGAAGTACAACATATCAATGTGTAGGTTCTACATCTGGAAGCAAAGCTATAACAGCGGGTCAAACATTATATTTTAATCCAGACTCTTCAACAGCATTCGTCAATCTAAAAATCTGGTGGTCAGCAACACCATAATACAAAGGAGCTAACAGTGGCAATTACAACAACAGACGTAGTAACAAATGTGGTTTCTGGTAATGAAACTATCAAAAACGCTTCTTGCGTAGTTTATTGTTATAGAACCGGAGAATATGAATCGCTACCAAGCGATTTTCAAGGTTCAGCAACTTATAATCAGCTAGAAACTAAATATACAGATAGATTTGACAATATTAATTATTACAATGGAATCGATGGAGGTACACCATGAGGTATACCTTATTATTAATTTTAGTCTTATTAGGATGTTCATCTAACATAGCTCAATCTCTACCAAAAACAGAGATTACAGATATGTATTCATCCTATATAGATGATTGGAAACAACAGGCTGAACTTTCATTCAAAGATGCAGAGTCCAAAGTTTATGTTGTTGATCCAAATCCTCAACCGGATATTAACGATGGCACAAATCCAGATCCAGCAAAATGTATCTGCAAAGGCACAGGAATTATTGTCCAAGGAGATGGACACAAAACATCATGCCCATATCACAGTAAATCATCGAAATAGGAGTTTATATGTTCAACCTTGAAACAACACTTAGAGTATTAGCATTATTAGTTGGAGTAGCTTTAGTAGCATCATACTATGTTAATCCAAGCTATATTATTAGCAAATTACTAAATATGAAAAAGAATAAATCATTACAACCAATAGGAAATGATAAATTCATACAAATTATAGATCTATGGTATAAATTAAGAAATGAATGTGTTAATAGCAAGCTAGGATCAGCAAAAGACAAATTAGATGAAGTTTTCCCACTATTAAATGATAAATCTCAATCAACTGTAGTAGACACAACAGTTAAAGTAGAGGTATAAAATGATACGCATGTTAATCGGTTTACTTTTAATAACTTACAGCTTGTTTGAACCAAATCTAAAAAATATTCACATACCAATAATTCCAGAACCAGTAGCAATATTGGACGTTGAAAAACCAAGCGAAGAAGTAATGCAAGCTGTAAAAGGATTAGCATCTTTAGTCACCGACCCAAAAGACAGAACAAAAATAGCAATTTTCAATTATGAATTCGCAACAAGAGTTAAGGACTATAATACAAATTTACAACAAGTAAATGACGTTTATACTTTAGCTGGAAAAACATTTTTTAAAGAGGAATTAGTTGGAAAATACAATGGATTTGGCGACGGTTTAACAAAACTAATATCAGATTTGGTATCTGATGATAACCATGATCTTTCTCAAGAAGAAAAAAATAAAATAAGCGATTACTTTATGGGTCTATGTTGGTCTTTAATACAGAAATGATAGAATATGAATTACGATATAAGTAAAATAAAAGATATTCTGATTAGCATTTTTTCTTCATCCGGCTATAAGATGGGAACAATGTCTGTTCAATGTCCATCTCCAATAGATGTTTCGGTAATCAATAAAAATGACTCTGTTGATATCAACTTTAACAATAATCTACCAATAGCTACTATTGAAAAATTTATCAAGTTCAATCTAAATATTATAGGAATGACGCTTGGAAAAGATGGTGGCGTAATAAAAATCAAACATTTTCCAGATATAAAGTTTGACTATACTGGAACATTAAAATTTGGATCAAACGATGATTCATATTTAATCGGTATTGCTAATGATATCAACTTGGAATATCAAGATGACAGTAGAAGAAAAATCGCTAAACGATGCTTGCAATATGGTGGCGAATGGGCTACAATAGTCAGTTCAGAACGAGACATTAAAAATGCAACACGAAGCGAAAAGAAAAAACTTAGAAAACAATGCTATGATTTTATCTTAGAAAACGCAAAAAATGACAAAGAAATTGTTTGTGGATCAGTTATACTAACTATTCTGATAATAAATGTTCTTTTACCCATCATTATTAATTGGATAGTTACAAAAATTTTGAATCATTGGTGGAACAGCTAGATTGACTTAATTTAAAACAGGAATAACATGCAAGTACAGAAAAGAAATGGAAGTTTTGAAAAGTATACAGTAGAAAAGATTCATAAGGTTGTAGAGTGGGCGATTAAGGATATCAATAATGTTTCTTGGTCAGACATAGAGATGAATGCCAAGCTCTCATTAAGAGATGGCATTACCACCAAAGAAATCCACCAAATTCTTGTTAAGTCAGCAAATGACCTGACTTCCCCATCAAAACCCAATTATCAATATGTCGCTTCTAGACTATTGAATATGTCTTTACGGAAAGATTTGTGGGAGAAGCATGATAGTCCTCCATCGCTATCTAAACATATAAAGTCAAATATTGAGAAGGGTATTTATGATCCCGCATTATTTGAAAAGTGGTCAAAGGAAGATATTAAAGAAATAGAATCCTGCATTGATCACGATAGAGATTATCTTTACACATACGCTGGTCTACAGCAAATGATAGATAAGTATCTCGTCAAAAATAGAGCTACTGGCGAGATGTATGAAACTCCACAGTTTGCATACATCACAATAGCAATGGCTCTATTCAATGTTGTTGATGAAGTCAAGGATGCTTATGAATGCTTCTCAACATTTAAAATCAATCTTCCCACACCAATTATGGCTGGCGTTAGAACTAAAATCAAACAGTTCGCTAGCTGTGTACTAGTTGACGTTGAAGACGATTTAGATTCTATTTTTTCTAGCATTCATGCTGTTGGCAAATATACTGCCCGCCGTGCTGGTATTGGTTTAAATATCGGTCGCATTCGTCCAATAAATGCTAGTATTCGCGGTGGAGAAGTTATACATACTGGACTAATTCCCTACCTTAAGATTTTCGAATCTACTGTAAAAGCCACAAGTCAAAATGGCATTAGGGGCGGTTCAGCGACGGTTCATATTCCTTTTTGGCACTATGAAATAGAAGATATTGTATGCCTCAAGAATAATGCTGGAACCGACGATAATAGAGTACGCAAGTTAGATTATTCTGTTCAGTTCAATAAGTTATTCTATGAACGACTAATTAAGAATGAGGATATCACACTATTTAGTCCAGAAGAAACCTGTGGTCTTTATAGTTCTATGAATAACAATGAAGATTTCAAGAAATTATATGAGAAATATGAGAACTCTAGACATATCAAGATGAAGAAAAAGATTAATGCTAGAAAGTTAGCGGAAATCTTTACAAAAGAAAGACTTGAAACTGGACGTATTTATGTTATGAACATAGACAATGCTAATGAGCATGGATCATGGGATATTCCAGTTTATATGAGTAATCTATGTCAAGAAATTATTCATCCAACCAAACCAATTAAATCTATTGACGATAAAGAGGGTGAAATAGGTATTTGTATTCTATCGGCGTTAAACCTGACAGAATTGGACAATGATAATGATATTGCTAGTGCTTGCAGGATAGCCGTGAGAACCTTAGAGTCAGTTATAGATTATCAAGATTATCCGGTAGCTGCTGGAGAAAATTTTACTAAAAATCGTAGATCACTAGGTATAGGAATAACCAATCTTGCTGGATTCTTAGCCAAGCACAAGCTAAAGTATGATGATCCAGATACTCTGCCGTTAATTCACTCAACAATGGAAAAGATTCAGTGGAATTTACTTAATGAATCATGCCGCTTGGCAGCGGAACTTGGTTCTTGCAATAAATTCAATGAAACTAAATATTCTAGAGGATTACTTCCTTTAGATTGGTACAAAAAAACAGTTGACGAACTGGTTAAGCCAGAGTATACTATGGATTGGGAGGGTCTTAGGAGCAGAATCAAGCAGCATGGACTAAGACACTCAACACTGACCGCTATAATGCCCTGTGAGTCCTCTAGCGTCATCCAGAACAGCACAAACGGCATTGAACCTGTCAGAAGCCTACTTTCTTACAAAAAGGCTAAGAATGGAGTTTTAAAGCAGTTGGTGCCCAATTATTCATCTCGCAAAAATTACTATACACTAGCTTGGGAAATGGAAAATAACAAGGCAATACTAAATATTTGTGCTATTCTACAAAAATTTGTGGATATGAGTATTAGTGTTAATTTGTACTATAATTATGCTCATTTTCCAGAGGGTAATATACCATTGAGCGTTTTAATCAAAGATCAAATTTATGGGTATAAATATGGTGTAAAGAATTTTTATTACTGTAACACCCCAGATGGCGACGGTCAGACAGAAAAATCTTCCGGTTGCGAATCTGGATCTTGTTCAATATGAGGAACGTAATATGAAAAAATCTGATCTGATCTATAAAGTTGATGCTAAAATAGAATGCCCACCAGCAACTCAGGACATTACAGTTAATCTTAAAAATAGACAAAGCGCTATTGATATTGCAAACTATGGTCCAGCTAATCCAAATAATGATGATAAAAAATACTGGAAAAAGAAAGCGGATCAATTTAAAACGTCAATCGATCAAGTTAAAACTATGAGGTGTTCCAATTGTGCGGCATTCATAGTTAAAGAAAAGATGATAAATTGTATCCAAAAAGGGTTAGCGTCAGAGATGGAGGATGCTAAAGAAATTATCGATTTGGCAGATTTGGGTTATTGCGAATTATTTGATTTTAAATGCGCTGGCACCAGAACGTGTGACGCATGGGTTGTAAATGGTCCACTTAAGGATAAATAAGAAAATATGCACTATAATTTTATTGAAATCGGAACAGCAAATTTTGATAGCTTAATAGAGAAATCATCAGATACAATTAATGGAATATCAATTGAGCCTTTGAAGCATCTATTAGATCAACTACCAAATAGATTAAACGTTGAAAAACTAAATGTAGCAATATCTAATAAGCAGGGATCAATAGATATTTATTATGTTGCTCAAGAAACTATTGATCAATATGATCTTCCTTGGTGGTTTATTGGATCAAGTTCAGTTGGTAAACCTCACGAATTTGTTATTAAAGTTCTTAACGAAAGAAATCTACCAATATCTGATATAGTTAAAAAAGACACTGTAAAAACAGTAAGACTATCTACCGTAATTGACGAATATAGAGTTAAGTCTTTGGATATGCTTAAAATAGACACAGAGGGTCATGATATTGTCATATTAGAAGATTACTTGAATGAATGTGAATTAAATAAATATCCACTGCCAAAGATAATTCAATTCGAACATAATGGACTATATCCAGAAGAAGGATATGTTAAAGTAAAAAATACCGCAACAAAATTAGGATACTCAATTAGTGAATACGCGGCAGACACAGTAATGCGCAGGGCACCAACATGAAAACAATTTTGAATAAAAACAATATCGATTATCTATCTCAACCTTTATTTCTTGGCGAAGATTTATCTTTGCAGAGATATGACAAATTCAAATATCCAGTATTTTTTGATTTATTCAAGAAGCAGATGGAATTTTTTTGGAGGCCAGAAGAAATCGAATTGAAAAAAGATAGAAATGATTTCAAGAATGACAATATAATGTCAGACAACGAGAGATTTATCTTTACATCCAACCTTAAATATCAAACAATGATGGATAGTGTTATCTGTCGAGGAGTTCCAACGCTGCAAGAATATGTTTCTAATCCAGAATTAGAAGCATGTATGAATGTGTGGCAGTTTTTTGAACAAATTCATAGCTATAGTTACACATACATAATTAAAAATGTGTATAGTAACCCAAGCGATATTTTAGATAGTTGTTTAACAGATAAAGAAATTCTAAAAAGAGCTAATGTTGCCATAAAAGAATACAATACTTTGCGAGAATTAAAAAAATCTGGAAGCACAAAAGATATCAAGAAACAAATATACTTGACATTAGTTAGTGTAAATATACTTGAGGCTGTAAGATTTTATGTATCATTTATATGTGCATTTGCTTTTGCAGAAAATAAGAAAATGATTGGTAATGCAGATATAATTAAACTCATTAAACGAGATGAGGCATTACATTTGTATAATACTCAAGAAATTCTAAAGATTTTACATACTGTTCCAGAAGAAGGATTCGTTAAAATAGCAGAAGAATGTCAAGAGGACGCTATAAAGATGTTTGAATCAGCAGCAAATGAAGAAAAAGCTTGGTCAGAATATTTATTCAAAGATGGATCTATTATTGGTTTAAATGAAAAAGTAATGGCTGAATATGTAGATTGGCTTTGCATGACCAGAAGAAAAAATATAGGTTTACCATACGATAAAGGTTGTAAAAATCCAATAGCGGGATGGACAGACCCGTGGATGAATAGTGAAGCTGTACAAGTTGCTCCACAGGAGCATGAAATAACATCTTATAAAATTGGTGCCAGCACTAATGATCTTGAGGATACAGATTTGGGAGGATTAGACATATGATTAATGTTAAATTGTTAGATGTAGGTGCCACAGTACCAACTAAAGCAAATGAAAATGATGCTGGATGGGATTTATACTCAACTGTAGATACTGTAATTCCATCTAAACAACGAAAAACTGTCAAAACGGGGATAGCACTTGAGATTCCAGAAAATATGGTCGGTTTAATCTGGCCACGATCTGGATTATCTGTTAAACAAGGGATAGATGTGTTAGCTGGAGTTATAGACTCTGGTTATAGAGGAGAAATCATGGTTTGTTTATACAATACATCAGATGAAAATGTATCAATAAATCATGGGGATAGAATCGCGCAGATTATATTCCAAGAGGTTCCTCGCGTCATGATGATTAATCAAGAAGGGCTAGGTTCCTCGCAACGAGGAGACAACGGCTTTGGCAGCAGCGGCAAATAAATTCGACAAATCGAAGAATACCAACAAAGAAAATCGTAAGAAGCAAAAAACTTCTCAAACCAATGTTCTTGTCGCCAAAACGGAGAATCAAAAAGATTACATCAGATCTATTATAGAAAACGATGTTACGTTCTGCACTGGACCGTCTGGTACTGGCAAGTCTTTTATAGCTGCTGGTATAGCTTCTGATCATATTCAGAAAGATAAGATTGACTCTATCATTGTTACTAGACCTTTAGTATGTACTGGTAAAGATATTGGATCATTACCGGGAGAATTAAATGATAAAATTAAACCTTATCTAGCTCCAATGGAGGAAAATCTCAAATATTTCTTAGGAAGAGATAAATTTGGATTATATTATAATACTAGAAGAATTCGTTTTGAACCATTAGAAACCATGAGAGGGGCAACCTTCCATAATGCCTATATGATTCTTGACGAAGCTCAGAATTGTACTCTTGACCAAATCAAGATGTTTATTACAAGAATGGGCGAGAATTCAAAGGTAATTATTAATGGTGATACTAAACAAACTGACCTATATAGAGATAGTGGATTATATTACTGTCTCGAAAGACTTGCCGGATTGCAAGGTATAGGAATTTGTACTTTAGATTACCAAGATATCCAGAGAAATGGTATAATAGGAAGGGTCTTAATGGCTTTAGAATCATAAGGAAAATACATGTTGTACGATTATATTTGCGAGAAATGTGGAGGTGAACTACGTGATGTTCAACAATCCATTAAAGACGATGCTCTAATTACATGTCCAAGATGTGGAAAAGATGGTCTACAGCGGGTAATATATGGTGGGATAGCGACCTTAGTAAAAGACGTTAAAACGTTAGGACAGTTAGGTGATAGAAATTGGTCCAATATGGGCCATTATAAAAGGTCGGAAATCGAAACAGAAGCGAAGGAGAAGAGTGAGAAGGAAACTCCTTACTTTTCTTCCTTCGGTTCTGACACGCCAGCAACGAGCAAAGAAATTAATAAGATGACTCCCGCTCAGAAAAAGAAATATATTATGGAAGGCAAGAAATGAAATTTGTTGAACAATTTAAAAAAGAAGATTTTGTAAAACCATCTGAAACTTCTATGGTTGATAGAACCGGACAAGACATTCAAGATGAAAAGAAAGCTTTCGCAAAATCTGTCGTTATTGATCTAGGAGACACAAACCAGATCAAATATTTTGTACGAACACATAATAATGTTCCATATGATCCTAATGGGCCATATTCACACAGGGAAACATATTTAAGAACAGAACTTAAAAATGTATCTAAAGAAACATTTGAAAGCTATGTTACTTATTTAAAAACACGTAATAAATTATATATGACAAAGGCTCAAAGGAGTTTTATCAATGGCTAATAAAAAAGGACCACTAAGCAAAGTTGAAACTTTTTATGTCGATGCTCAAGTTAAACTTGGCACAAGTGTAGAATCTATTGCTGTAGATTTGAATAGACCTCAATCCTCAGTAGAAAGCTACATAGCAAAAGCTTTAAAAAACAAGAAAACCTTAACTAGTGAGCAATTTGCTAGACAGCATGGAACAACGGTTATGACAGAAAATGCTTCTTCAATGATTGATGAAAAAAGAAAGAGATCTCCATTACCAACAAAAACTATGTCTTGTGTAACCAAAATAAAACAATAGCATGAAATTAGCATTATTTACTAGTATTTCTTCAAATATATCAGAAATAGCGGAACTAACAACTCAAAATAAACTAGAGTATTGTTTAAAACATGATTATTCTTTAATAATAAAAAACCAAAAATATGAGGACGCTGTTAATCGTCCACATGCTTTGATTCATTTATTTGATGAATATGATATTGTTTGGGCTTTGGATGCCGATGCTATTATAACAAATATGAATATATCAATTCATACTTTACCATGTCTTGGCGACCATGTTACAGTTTGTGAAGAAGGAATGGTATATTGGAATAAAATAAATTGTGGATCAATAGTAATGAAAAATACACTTCAAACTAAAACTTTATTACAATTGATATCTATTTATAAAGAACAGTGGAAAGATTTGCCAGCACAATGGCAGAGTTGGCTTGGTATTAATTCCAATGCGCTCGACAATATGTTAACTATCGCTCCTGTAGGATCATTTAATTCTGTGGAGTGGAATTTACCAGCAAGTTCAGAAATATGGGGGCCACCGGGAAATAATTGGAAAAGTGGCCATTTAGTTTATCACCCATGTAGTATTTATCCAAGAGAAGAACGAATAAAATATTTGAAAGATGCCCTACAAAATAAAGTGATTAGATAATATGAATTTTATAACATCTCATGATCAATGGCTTGAAGAATATCGTAAAAATAAATACAATATATGGATAAGAGTGTCATTATCTAATGATATAGAATATTATCTACCAAATCATAATAGTTGGATGGAATTAAAAAAAATTTGTGACTCAAAAAAATTAAAAGTCAATAAGCTGGGATTACAGTATAAATCACACTATGTTGAAGTTGACACCAGTAATGTTGATGGTGTATACTTGGTTAGGTCACTAAAAGGCACCTTTGGGGAGAGTACTAAACAAGCTATAACTATAGGTAAAGTATATGGAGACATTGTAAAAAAAACAATGTGGATTACTCCAGAACTAATTGAAGATTTAAAAGATGAAGATCCGATTGACAAATGTTTTATGGAAGCATTGATATTATATGACAAAGAAGAAACCAAACAAACCAGAGCTATTCAATAAAGATTACCAAAAAGAATGGTCAGAAACACATAAATACAAACATATACATACTGGTGAACATTGTACTTTTGAAGCTTACGTTGCTGAATTTATAGTATTGAGAAGATCCGAAAAGTTAAACGAAGGTAAGCCATCTTACAAATTTTGGACAAAGGGTGATCCTTTGCATTGGCTTTGGAAAAAGCAACACGGCGCAGCAGTTCAGCTTAAAAAGAAATATAGCGAAGAAGCTATATTATCAGCTATCAAATCAAAGGATTTTGATAGACTATTAGTTATCGGAATCCAAAATGGAAGAGGGTATAAAATAAATCCAGAAGCTGAAAAAGTAATAGCCAAACATCAAAAGATAATAGACGATAAGAAAAATAAAGTAATAGTTGATCTTGAGCAACGAGTTGAAGAAAAAAAACTTGAAACCAGAGCGACTCAGAGCTATAATACAGGTAAGAAACCAACCATTAGTCAATTGAGGAATCTATGAGCAAAGTAAAAAAGTCGAGTAAGTTTACAGAAGATTTGGTGAGCAACAATATTGTTAATAAATATGGAGATGTTGTTAGAAGTGGAACAGAGGTTTTAGAGAATATCAATAATCTCAATGTTATTGGCGTGTCTCCAGCATTGGATATTGCTCTAGGTGGCGGTCTACGAGAAGGTTCCGTTGTTGTTATGACCGGCGACCCAAAGAGCGGAAAGACAACTACGGCACTACATTTTGCAGCTAAATGTCAACAGAAAAATAAAAGAGTGATCTACGTAAATACAGAGGGAAGATTATCAAAGCAAAACTTCATTGGTATTAAAAATCTTAATGCTGACAATATTTTGATTATTGAATCAACAGATGAAAGAGTTCTATCAGCAGAAGATTTTTTAAACATCATTGAGAGTTATATTAACAACGATCCCGGTTGTCTTATTATAGCAGATTCTTTGTCCAACATGGTGCCAGCAGTTGAACTTGAAGGCGAAGTTAGAACTGGTGTTAGAAATGCTCTACCACGACTTCTATCTATGTTTTTTAAGAGAATCAGCGGCACTCTTATGAAGAATAAGACTATTCTCGTTTGTATTACTCATAATATTGCTAATACTGGCGGTTCTCCATATGCTCCGCAGAAAATGGCAGACTGTGGTAATATGTTGCAATATCAAGCTGGAACCAATATGGTTATTACCCATAGAGGTAAGTGGCAAGTTCCTAAAGATACTGGACCGCACGTTGGTCAGATTGCAAACTGGGCTATTAAAACTTCTTGTGCTGGCGGTAGACCAAATAGCACAGCAGAAAGTTGGATTAAATATGGAATTGGTATTGATGAGGTTCAAGAAATTATTCACATTGCTTGTGAATTTAGGTTAATTAAGGCCGCTGGAGCTTGGTATACAATTCAATCCGCTGTTGACGAACCAAATCATCCAACCATTGTGCAAATTCTTGAGGATAATAAGATTGGTAAAACTAATGAGGACATTGAAAGGTTTTTTAAATTCCAAGGTGTAAATGCTGTTGCCGATTTCCTAAATAACAATCCCAAAATAGCATCATTCATCTATGAAAAGATCAAGGAGCTACATTGAAAGTAAAAGGTATTAATGGTAAGGAATACGTTTGGAATCTTACGAAGTATGATATTTTTTACGATGACTCACGCAAACGATCAAGATATCATATTCGTGCTAGGAACTTATTAAAAGAAATCTATCATAGCTATAGAATTCTTGAAGAAGTTAAATTACCGGGAAGTACAGCTTTAAATAGAAAATCGGTTCTTTATCTTGACTTTTATATTCCATCAATTAAAAGAGCTTTTGAAGTTCACGGTGAACAGCATTATGAATACTTTCCATTTTTTCATAAAAGCAAAGCCGATTTTTTAAAGGCAAAAGCCCGCGATGAAGATAAAATAGAGTGGTGCCAGTTGAACGATATTGACATTGTTATCCTCAAATTTTCAGAAAGTGACCATGAGTGGAGAGAACGCATTAAAGGCATCTGACAAGTTATCAGAACATATAAGTCAAATTGCATCTTACATTGATCTTAGTAATACAAAGTTTTCTTCATTTAGAGAGGAATACCTATTAACTGCTAATTTATCCTTGGATGATTTAAAGAAGCTAACACAGCAGGAAGCTTTTGATGCAGCTTATACACTATATGCTTATTCAACATATATCCAAGATGAAATCAATAAAAACAAAATAGCTTTCAATTGGTGTAATGATCAATTAGAAAAACTAGTTGTTGCACATAATGATGAGTTTGGTCAATATACTAAGCATGAAGTTAAAAGACAGATCATTATTAAAGATAATAACTATGCAGCGTCAGTAGATAAAATGCGTGAAGTTGCAGAAGCTAGACTACAAGCTTTGGATGGAAAAGTATATGAACTAAAACGTAAAGCAGACATACTACTAGAAAAGGCTAAGAGGTTATAATGGACCTAAATAATTTTTTTAACTCACTAACTGATGAGCAAAAGAAACAATTAGCTGGGGCTTTATTGAGTTCTGTAGAGTCACAAAGCCCTCCAGATAAAGACAAGAAAATAATCAAGTCAAAAACTAAGAATATTAAAAAAGACTTGCCAAAGGAGCCTCCACAAATTGTTGTGGATCATGATTTTACAGTAACAAGAGCAGAATCAAAAGATTCTCAAAATAGGAGAAAAGAACCAGTGAGAGCTAGAAAGAATGAGTGGAAAGATACGGGTGAATTTAGAGATGTAAATTCTCCAGATTATGATCTAACACCCAGCCCAAGAAAGCGTGAAGCACCAAAGAAAATTGATGTAGAATGTCATGTGTGTGGACGATCATTTAAGGCTGATCAAAGGTTTGTATTTGGAGAGTACCATCGTTGTAATAGATGTGTTGGAAAATAAATATGGATGTTAAACTTACAGATATTGGTTCAGAACGTGCTGTTTTAGCTTCGCTGCTACAGTATGGGGTTGATTCATATGTTGCTATATCTCATTTGATTAACCATGAAACATTTGGTCATACTAATAATCAAATACTATATAAGTGCATAGAACGTATTATTGTTAGTGATCAAAAAGTTGATATTCCCTCAATTCTATCAGCAGCATCTCAGTTGGATTTGTCTGAGAGTATAAATACAACTCAAGAGTTAAAGTATATCAAATCTTTATTCGATTTCCCAGTAAATAAAGATAATATTGTAAACTTCGCATTACAAATCAAGAAGTTTGAATTTGCTCGTAAGATTAAACTATTAACAGCAAAAGTCCATAAAGATATGGATAATGTAACGGGGTCTGAGTCTATCAACGATATTATACAAATATTAGAGAATCCCGTAACAGAATTTTTAAGAGAAGATGATGGTGGAGATGTTCCGCAAAAAATAGGTAAAGATATCAATGAATACATCCAATTCTTACAAGAAAACAAATGTGATATTATCGGTATTCCCACTGGATTCAGCAAGTACGATGAAGCCATTGGTGGTGGTTTGCGACGTAAGTGCGTGGATCTTGTTTCTGCAAGACCAAAAGTTGGAAAGTCGGTATTTGCTGATAATGTCGCCCTTAATGTAGCAAAAGCGGGAACTCCAGTACTAATGCTTGATACAGAAATGAGCAAAGAGGATCATTTAAATAGATTGTTAGCTAATATCAGCGGTGTTCCTATTAATGATATTGCTACTGGAAGGTTTATAGATGATGATGAAAAGAATGAAAAAGTAATAGATGCCATGAAGGTTCTAGAATCTATTCCATACTCTTACATTAGCGTTGCTGGAAAACCGTTTGAACAAATACTAAATCTAATTAAGAGATGGGTGATTCAAGAGGTTAAGACTGACGAATACAATAAAACTAATGATTGTCTGATTATATATGACTATTTAAAACTAATGTCATCCAATTCTATCACTAATAATATACAAGAATATCAAGCTCTTGGTTTTCAAATTACTTCGCTGCATAATCTATGTGTCAAACTTGATATTCCATGTTTATCATTTGTACAGTTGAACCGCGACGGTATAACTAAAGAAAGTACGGACGCTGTTTCTGGTTCAGATAGATTGATCTGGCTATGTACATCATTCTCTATATTTAAAATCAAATCTCCAGAAGAATTGGCAGAAGATGGTCCAAATGCTGGTAATAGAAAACTTGTACCAATTGTTTCAAGACATGGTGCCGGTTTAGATGATGGAGATTATATCAACATGGTAATGAATGGGTCACATGCTAAACTGAGAGAATTAAAAACACGTAACGAATTTAAGAATCAACCAACTGGCGATACGGGCTTGGCTGACAACGAATCACTTATAAAGATAAGAATACAAGATGGACTTACACAAACTCAAGATTCTCTTGAACAGTAAAGCTGAGATAGTCTTTAAAAAATTGGATATGGAGTACGAGATACTAGGAGACAATATCTACTCAAAATGTCCAGTACATGAAGGAAGTGATAATCCAAGAGCATTCTCATATTCTATAGATAAGGGAATATGGAAATGTTGGACTAGGGATTGTCAGCATCAGTACAATAATGATATTTTCGGTATAATACGAGGAGCTTTATCAAGTAGCGAAGGGGTTGATGTTGGTTTTAAAGAGGCTTTAAAGTGGTCCTGCGACCTATTAGATTTAAAACGCGGCAAGGTGCAGCATAAACAGGCTATAGAAGAACCAAATGAATTCGTAGAGCTTGTGTCACTACTAAACTCATCTATACAGCAAAAAGAACATAATGAAATAAATGCAGAATGTGATATCAAAATTCCATCACCATATTTTATATCAAGGGGTTTCAAAAAAGAAACTTTGGAATATTTTGGAGTTGGAGACTGTGTTAATCCCAAATCAAAGCTCTATGATAGAGCAATCATACCGATACACAACGACGATGGAAGCAAACTAGTTTCCCTAATAGGAAGATCAATAAAAGACTATAAATTACCAAAATTTCTATTCAATCCAAAAGGTTTTGACAAAAGATATTTTTTTTACAATCACCATAGAGCTATTAAAAAAGCATCATCAATCGGTTGCTTATTTTTAGTAGAAGGACAGGGCGATGTCTGGAGATTATATGAAGCTGGAATAGAAAACGTTGTTGGGATATTGGGAAAAACAATCACAAAAGAACAGGAAGACAAATTATTAAAGATGCCAATAACACATCTTATAATATTGACTGATAATGATCAAGCTGGAAGAGAATCAAAAACACAAATACAAAGACAGCTTGGAAGGTCTTTCAAGTTAACATTTCCCAAATTACCATCTAAAGATATTGGCGAAATGTCTATCGATCAAATTGAAAAGAAGATACTACCACAAGTTAAAGGAACGTATTAATGGTTAAAATTATTGGAATATCTGGTAAAAAGCAATCTGGTAAAAATACTGTTGCTAATTACATAAATGGCTCTATATTGTTAAATAAGCAGATGATACAAGATTTCTTTATCAATGAAGATGGACAATTGGCTATTAAGACCACTGACGAGAACGGAACTGAGGGATTTGGTATATTTGATATAACCAGAAAAGATGATAAATTTGTTGAGTATGCTAATAGAGAACTATGGCCCTATATCAAAACGTATCATTTTGCTGATCTACTAAAAAATATTTCCATTCATCTATTTGGATTAAATCCTCAAAATGTTTATGGAACAGATGATGACAAAAACAAGGAAACCGAACTTCTTTGGGAAAATGTTCCAACAAAAGAAAAGAAAACTGGTACTATTACCAATAGAGAGTTTTTGGAATACTTCGGCACAAAAATAGTGCGAAAAATAAAACCAAATGCTTGGGTCGAAGCTACCATGAACAATATAGTCAGAGAGAATTCTGAAATAGCCGTTATTCCAGACGTTAGATTTCCAAATGAAGTTAACGCAATAAAAGAAGCTGGCGGTAAAGTTATTAGGTTGACTAGGAACGTTCATGATAGTAAGATTGACTGTGAAACCGCTCTAGACGAAAACAACTTTGATTGGTCTTTATTCGACAGTGTTATTGATAATTCCAATGCTTCTATTGAGGATTTGTGTAGCAGTGTAGAAAATCTCAAACAGTATTGGAACTAATATGCTAATAACATACATACGATCATCAAGCTATAACAACTACTCATACTGCCAAATGCAGTATTTTATTACATATGTTTTGGGGCATCAACCATCAAGCGGTAAAAAGGCAGAACTTGGTACTATTGTACACAAGGTAATGGAAAGTCTTGCCGGATTAAAAAAATATAACCAAGATAATCCTCGCAAACAAACTCTATACATAAAAGATGATGCTCTTGGAGAAGTAGAAGTTAAGAAAATTGACTTATTAAAAGATCATACTATAGTAGATCTTTTAGGAAAAAGCTATGACTTTTATACATCAAATTCTTCTCACGGTTTCACGAAGGGCGACAAAGAAACTTGTATGGGATTGGTTTGGGACACATTAAGATATAATAATGGACAGTTTGATCCACGATATAGAAACGTTGTTGCTCCAGAACCACATTTTGATATACCAATTGATGAAGATTGGGCGCATTATGAGTATGATTTTCCAGACGGTAGAAAGATTAAGGGACAATTGGCTATTAAGGGTACTATAGATTTAGTTACCGAAACAGCAAAAGATACTATAGAAGTAGTAGATTGGAAAACCGGAAGACGTTTAGATTGGGCTACTGGTGAAGAAAAAACATATGAAAAACTATGCTCAGATCCACAGTTACTTCTATACAATTACGCTATTTCCAAGCTATTCCCACAGTATGATCATACTATAATGTCCATCTTTTTTGTTAAGGATGGTGGGCCATTCTCTATGTGTTTTGATAAAGCTGATCATGGTAGATTCTTAAAAATGCTTAAGAGTAAATTTGAAGATATAAAAGCTAATAATACCCCAAAACCACTCTCACAAAGTAGAGATAGTTGGAAATGCACAAGATTATGCCACTATTACAAGAATAACTGGCCGGGAACCGACCAGAACATGTGTATATACATAGAGAATCACCTAAAGAACGAGGGTATGGACAACACCCTTAAAAAATGTACTAAACAAGGCTTTGATATTGGTTTTTATTCCGCTCCCGGTTAAAAGGAAACATGATGGATAAATTATTGACAATTGGCATGGCAACGTATGATGACTTTGATGGAGTCTATTTTAGCATACAAGCTTTGAGAATGTATCAACCAGTGTTGAAGAATATTGATTATGAACTATTGGTGATAGACAATAATCCAGATGGTCCACACGGAGAATCGGTTAGAAGTCTAATTCAAGGATGGACTTCTGGAAAAGGAAAATATATTCCATTTAAAAATAGAACTAGTACTGCTGTAAGAAATGAGATTTTTACAAACTCTTCTGGTAAATATACTATTTCAATGGACTGCCACGTATTCATAGAAAATGGTGGTTTAGAAAAATTACTAGAATACTACGAGAATAATGAAGATTGTAAAGACATTGTTCAAGGTCCGCTTATTTATGATGATTTATTGAATTACTCTACAGAATTTTCTCCAGAATGGCGAGGAGATATGTATGGGATATGGAATTCAAATAAAGAAGCTTATGAAGCTGGACTACCATTTGAAATACCAATGATGGGATTAGGATTATTTTCATGCGAAACAAAAAATTGGCAGGGATTTAATCCCCATTTCAAAGGATTTGGTGGAGAAGAAGGATATATACATGAGAAATTTAGACGTAATGGCGGTAAAGCAATCTGTATACCACAATTAAAATGGTTACATAGATTTAATCGCCCAAACGGTGTTAAATATCCATTAATATTAGAAGATAGAATATGGAACTATTTTGTTGGATGGTTAGAAATAACCAAAGACCCAAATCATGAAATGATAACATCAGCATATGAACATTTCAAAAATAAAATCCCGCCGGGAAGTATAGATTACATTTTAGATCAAGCTAAGAATTTAATTCTGGAGACTTAATTATGCCCATTCCACATAAGAGAAAAGATGAAGATAAAACAAAATTTGTTGCTAGATGTATGGGCGACAAAGTTATGAAAAAAGATTATCCAGATAACAACCAGAGAGTTGCTATTTGTTTAGACCAAGCAACAGCAGACTGCGACTGCGTTGAAGGTGCTGATTTTAGAATGAGTTTTGCTATTGGGTACGAAGAAGAAATTAATGAAGAAAATCTATATATCCCATCGGAAGCAGAATATGAAGATTTTGATGAGGAAGTTGAGGAATGGAATATCGCTGGAGAAAAACCGGGTTTATGGGATAACATTCGCAAGAAAAAGGAACGCGAAGGTAAAAAGTATAGACCAGCAAAGCCGGGAGATCCAGATCGACCATCAAAGGATGCTTTTAAGAAAGCTCAATCTGGAGATAGTCCAGAAGAAGAAGTTAATATGCTTAAATCGCAAGTTACTAAAATTATGAATCAGTGTGGACAAATACTTGATTTATTAAATACTATGGGTGTTGCAGAAATTCCACCTTGGGTACAAGATAGTGTTTCAAAAGCTGAAACTCATATGGAAACAGCATATGATTATATGCTTTATAATAATGAAACAGAAAATGCAGACGCTGCTGAAAATCCAAAAGTAAAACTTAATAAACCATTTCGAACACCAAGCGGTCCAAAGAAATTTTCAGTATATGTTAAGAACGATAAGGGTAATGTTGTCAAGGTAAACTTTGGTGATCCCAATATGGAAATTAAGCGAGATGATCCAAACAGAAGAAAGAGTTATAGAGCAAGGCATAATTGTGAAACTCCCGGCCCTAAGTGGAAAGCAAATTATTGGTCTTGTAAAATGTGGTCAAAAACTAACGTATCAGATTTAACTTAAGGAGAACATTATGTCAGCAAAATCTATGGAAGAATTACTACAAGCAGAAGCTCAAAATGTTGAGGGATACTCTAATCAAACCGTAATGGAATTGCTTAAAAAGTCGCTTAATATACATTGGCAACAAACAACATCATTAACAGCACAAGCTGAACACTTAGAAAGATGGGGATATAAGAAATTAGCAGCAATTATTAAAGAGGATGCTATTCAAGAGCAAACACATGCTGCTATCAATATTAAAAGACTAGAGTTTTTTGATGTTGACTATCAACCATTAATGGTTAATCCTCCAACTTGGAAGCGTCATGACATGGTAGCAATGATCGAATATAATCTTAATTCGGTTAGAGAAGCATCTGCAACAGAAAGAGCTACAATATTTGCAGCTAGGGCTGTTGGAGATGAGATTACAGCTAATATGATGATAGAACTTTTACAAGGGAGTGAGGATGGTATTGAGCTTTACGAAGGTTTTCTAAAGCTAATTTCACAGATGGGTATCGACAACTTCTTGACCCTACAGGTATAGTAAAGTTGTTGAGTTGACGGTATAATAGATTGATAGCGTAAGCATACACATTGAAGATAAGGAATAATATGTCATCTTGGTTTCCATTGAATAACTATACCCATTATAGTTTACTTAAAGGCTTTTCAAAGCCAGAAGAATTGGCAGAAAAGTGTAAAGCTAATGGCTATATAGCTTGCGGTATTTGCGACCATAAGACTATATCTGGCGCAATATCTTTTTATAAGGCTTGTAAAAGTAATGGCATTAAGCCAATAATAGGATGCTCTTTTGATAAGTTTAAGGTATTTGCTAAGAATAAAGATGGGTGGCACGACCTAATAGAGTTGGTATCATCTATTGACGAAAATGGCGATTTGTCAGAAGCGATATTTAACAAAATATTCAATAAGAATAACTTGATAAAACTTTCTAATTCTCCAAGCAAGTCTATTCCCATAAGCTACTATACCAATAGGGAAGATGCTAAATTGCATAGAATATTGCTATGCTCTGATATGAAAACAACTCTACCAAGAGTTAACAAAGCTATCAGAAAGGATAAGAGCGGGAATGTAAATGTTGGTTCAGATATGAACAGCCATATGGATAAATTAAATTACTTCATGTCTGACACATTCTATGTTCTTGATAAGGATGAATCAAAAGAATTAGAAACAGATAAGCTGGAAGATATTTATAATCAGTGCGAAGATTATGATATTCTTAGTAAGCCCAACTTGCCAAAGTTCTCATGTCCAAATGATCAAACAGAAGAAGACTACTTAAAAGAACTATGCCGCATCGGTTGGAAAAGTCTATTAATAGATAATGATAAGGTTTCTAAGCCAGAAGATAAACAGAAATATCTAGATAGATTTAAAGAGGAGTTTGATGTAATTAAGGGTGCCAATCTATTCGGTTATTTTCTAATAGTTCGGGATATTATTCATTACTGTGAAAGTCAGGGCTGGCTTTGTGGTCCCGGTAGAGGTTCTGCCGCCGGTTGTTTAATATCATATCTTATTGGAATAACAAAGATTGATCCAATAGAATTTGACCTATTGTTTGCTAGATTTTATAATGCTGGACGAAATAGTGAAGACCATATCTCACTGCCAGATATTGATATGGACGTTCCCGGCAAAAAACGTGATGAAGTTATTTCATATCTTAAGAAGAAATATGGTAGCGACCACGTTAGTCAAATGATCACATTTGGTAGACTACAGGGAAGAAGTGCTATTAAAGAAGTATTGCGTATCAATGAGGCATGTTCTTTTGGTGAAATGAATGCTATAACAAAGAGTATTCCTAACGAAGCTGAAATTTCAGATCAGCTTGCGGATATGGATGATGAACATAGATCAATCATACGTTGGGCATTGATAAATAATGCTAATGAATTGAGAGATTTTTGCTATATAAATGATGATGGTAAATTAGAAGGAAACTATGCAGAATATTTTGATCAAGCCATCAAAATTGAAGGAACATTTAAAACACAAGGTAAACATGCCGCTGGTGTTGTTATATCGGCTAAAAAGTTAAATACTGTTTGTCCAATGGTTAAACAGCGTGATTCGTCTGAGAAAATTGCAGGGTTGGAGATGACAGACCTAGAAGCTCTTGGTCATGTCAAGTTTGACGTTCTAGGAATTAATTTACTAGACAAAATTATGATGATACAAGACCTAACCGGAGTAAAAAATGGCTAATAGAGATTATATTATATTTGATTTTGAAACAGGTTCAAGAAATCCACACAAAACCCAACCAACACAGATTGCTGCAATAGCTCTTGATGGTAGAAACTTATCAATGAAAGGGCAATTTAATAGTGAAATTAAACCCATACTTGATGATCAAGAAGCTTTATCTCTTGGTTTAGATCCTCTTCAAGATGAGGCTTTAAAAATTACTGGTAAAACTAGAGAAGCTTTAGCAGAAGCACCGTCTATTAAGTCTGTATGGTCAAAATTTGTCAAGTTTGTTGATCAATATAATTGGAAGGGCGATCCATTTTTTGCTCCTATTCCTGTTGGTTTTAATATTCTTGGATTTGATATGCATATTATCAATAGACTCTGTAAAGAGTATGGTCCTTGGGATAAGGAAAGAGAGCAGCAGAAACTATTTAGTAAAGTTTACAAGGTTGATATTATGGATAATGTTTTTGTTTGGACAGAAAGTGATCCATCAGTAAAGTCAATTAGCATGGATTCTCTACGAGAAAGAATGGGTCTTAGCAAAGAAAATGCTCACGACGCTCTACAAGACGTTAAGGACGAGGCCAACATCTTTATCAAGCTAATGAAAACACATCGATCAGTCTATCAGAACATAACTTTTGATAAAGCATTTGCGAATGGTGGTCTATATGTTAAATAAAATATGCAGTAAATGCAAACAATCATTGCCACTAGATAAATTCAGTAGACATAGTGGAAGACCATATCCAAGATCTGAATGTAAAAATTGTAATAATGCTATGAGTAAGTTGCGTAAAAACTTAAGAAAAGAACACAAAGAACCAGACTTAACATATAATTGCCCAATATGTCAAAGATCTGGACAAGAATGTAATGGAGAAGGTGGTAAATCTTCTGGACCTTGGGTAGTAGATCATTGCCATACCACTAAAAAATTTAGAGGATGGCTATGTCATAAATGTAATAGAGCTTTAGGTCATCTAAATGATAGTACAATATTATTACACAGAGCATTGGATTATTTAAATGGACTACAATGATAAAAAAACTTGGCAATTATTTGCAGAAGGCAAGACCAAAGGTGTTTTTCAGCTAGAAAGTAATCTTGGTAAAGCTTGGGCTAAGAAAGTTGCTCCTACCAACATTGAAGAACTGTCTGCTCTTATTGCTATTATTAGGCCGGGAACATTAAAAGCTTTCGTTGATGGAAAGTCTATGACTCAGCATTACGTGGATAGAAAACACGGCAGGGAAGAGGTTACGTACCTACATGAATCTCTAGAAGAAATCTTAAAGCCAACGTATGGAGTTCTAGTTTATCAAGAGCAGTCTATGCGTATAGCCCAGAAGGTCGCCGGTTTCAATCTACAAGAGGCTGACGTTCTTCGTAAGGCCATCGGAAAGAAAAAGGCTGATCTCATGAACGAAGTTAAGAAATCATTCATTGAGGGATCACAGCGAGTTGGTATGGTAACAAAAGAAGAAGCAGAACAAATTTTCGGATGGATTGAGAAGTCCGCTAGATATGCTTTTAATAAGTCTCATAGCATATCTTATGCTGTATGTTCGTACTGGAGTGCGTATTATAAAGCTCACAATACTCCAGAATTCTTCTTATCATACCTATATTACGCTAATGAAAAACAAGACCCTCATCAAGAGGTTTATGAGCTTATTTCGGAAGCGAAGTTATTTGATATACAAGTAAGAACTCCAAGTCTTGCAAACTTTGACACAAAGTTCAATTTTAAGAATGGCAAGATATACTTTGGAATTAAAGATATCAAATCATTAACTGGTAAAACGGGCGACAAGTTAATAGAAGCTATTAGTGAGGCTGAAAAAATTGCTAATAAGAAAATAACCAAATTCTCATGGGTTGAACTATTGATATACTTTAGTTCTAACGTTAGTTCAACATCATTTAAAGCGTTAGCGTCTATAGGATTCTATCGTGATTTTTCAGAAAAAATTAGCAGGAATAAAGCGCTATATGATTATGACATATTTAAAAATCTGACACAGGCTGAGAAAACGTGGATATTAAATCAGTATCCATCTAAAAAATGGAAAACATTTATCGATTGCTTGAAAGACTTAGCTCCAACTAAAAAAGAGGGTGGTGGAACAAGCAAAGCTGATAGAAAACAATTTATAGAGAATGAGATACAGCTTTTGGTAAATCCTCCATATGACTTGGAGGATGAACCAAGTTGGTTAATAGATCAAGAAGTTAAATTCTTGGGTTGTCCAGTAACAATGACAAAGATTGAAACATCGGATACCTCTGCGGCTAACACAACATGTAAAGATATTGTTAATGGTAAGAAGGGTAAAGATTTGTGCGTAGTTGCTAATGTTCAAAGAGTTTCTGACTATAAAATAACTAAGGGTGAATCAAAGGGGCAAATGATGTCATTTTTAACAATAGAAGATGACTCATGTATACTTGATAGTGTTATAGTATTCCCAAAAGTCAAAGAAAAATACAAATACGTACTATACGAGGGGAATAATCTAATCTTTTGCGGTAGCGTTGCTGACCATGATTCGTCTTTCATAATCAACCAAATTCATGAGATTTGATGTGTTTTTTTAAGCTGTACCTGCTAATATACAAAGATAGGAGATAAATAGATGAATATATGTTGCTTTACCGGATATTTAACTGAGAACCCCACCATATCAGATGTTGATGGGGTTACTCTTGCAGAGTTTGAACTGGTTGTCTATACTTATAGAAAAACCAAAAGCGGAGAGAAAAATAGAATACCAACATATGTTTGGTGTGAAGCTTGGCATACCGGTGCTGAAACTTTGGAAAAGTATGCCACAAAAGGAACAAAACTTAATGTTCACGCTTCCGCAAAAAATATTTCGAAAGAAGATCAGCGAGTTATATTTAGAATCAACGAGTTTGATTTCTGTAATCAAGACTTTGAAGACTAATGAGTATACCGAATACTATTGTTTTAACTTGGAAAAATCGTGATATACCCAACTATATCATAGATAATATAGCAAGGTTAAATCCAGATAAGGATATTGTATTCTATGATGATGACGATATAAAAGTATTCCTCAATGATAATTATGAAAAAAAGTATCTTGATTTCTTCAATGAGATTAAATTAGGATATAACAAAGGTGATTTTTTCAGATATTGTTATCTATATAAATTTGGTGGATATTATTGCGATATAGATATTGAGCATCAATTTCCAATATCAGAAATTATAGAAGATAGGGTTTCTTTTTTTAGTATTATCTCAGCTATGTTGCCAAGAAATCATATTTTTCAAGCACTGTTATTTTGTGAGCCACAGAATAAAATCATTCATAGTTGTATAGACGATATGTTTTATCATGGACCAAATCCAGTTATAACCCCTTCTTATATTGGACATACAACAAAATGTATGTACGATAACATAACAGATTATTTAGGTTCGGAACCTCATGAGGGAATTTTCATTAATGGTGACGAAAAAATACAATTTGGTCAAGAGTATTTGAATAAAGATAGTAATAGATACGTTTGCACTTATGATCGTAAATTAATAGCATATTCAAGATATGAAAATTACAACAGAGAAACGGGATTTTTAGAATGAGAAAAAAGAGAATTCTATTTTGTAGTGAGGCTACATTTTTAAATACCGGATATGCTACATATACTAGGGAGATATTAAATTATCTTCATAGTACTGGTAAGTACGAATTAGCAGAATTAGCAGCATATGGCGAACAAAATGATCCCAGAGCATCAGAAATTCCTTGGAAGTTTTATGGAACAATACCTCATAAAAATGCTAGCGAGGAAGAGAAAAGGCAATATCATGGAAATCCAATAGCTCAATTTGGAGAGTATGCTTTTGAACCAACATGTTTAGATTTTAAACCAGATATTGTTTGTGATATCAGAGACTTTTGGATGCTTGATTTTGCTGAACGATCTCCATATAGACCATTTTTTAAGTGGTGTATTATGCCAACAGTTGATGCAAGACCTCAAGCTAGACAATGGGTTGCAACATATCAATCAGCAGATGCTTGCTTAACATACTCAGAATGGGCTGGAGAGGTATTAAAAGAACAATCTGGTGGTAAAATCAATTATCTTGGAATATCTCCACCCTCTGCTCATCCAGCATATCAACCAATAGATAATAGGGACTTGTTAAGAGAAAGCTATGGAATCGATCCAGAGTATAAAATAATTGGCACGGTTATGCGTAACCAAAGACGCAAATTATATCCAGATCTATTTGAAGCCTTTAGAATACTTTTAGATAGTGTCAAAGATAATTCAAAGTATATGTTGTATTGTCATACAAGCTATCCAGATTTAGGATGGGATATTCCAGAATTACTACAACAGTATAAATTATCCTCAAAAGTTTTATTCACCTATATATGTGGACAAACCGGAAAACCATTTCCATCACTATTCAAAGGGGCTATTGCTCAATCTCCATTTACTGGTAAATTTGGAGCAACATTATCAAATGTTAAGAATGGTGTTGACTATGAGGATTTATCTAAGATTATCAATCTATTTGATATATACGTTCAATATGCAAATTGTGAAGGGTTTGGATTACCACAAGTTGAAGCTGCCGCGTGTGGAGTTCCAGTAATGTCTATAGACTATTCAGCTATGGAAAGTGTTGTGAGGAATCTTGGTGGCATACCACTAAAACCAAAAGCTCTATATAAAGAATTAGAAACGGGATGTTTAAGGGCTGTTCCAGATAACGAACTAGCCGCTCAGAAATTAATAGAGTTCTTTAGCCAGCCATCTTCAATCAGAAGAAAGCACGGTTTTGAAACTAGACAAGCGTTCTTAAAACATTATCAGTGGGATAAAAGCGGAAAGGCTTGGGAAGACTATTTTGATAGCGTTGAGATATTACCAGAAGAATTAACTTGGAAATCAAAACCTAGAATAAAACAACCACAACCAAAACCAGAAGAAATACCACAAAATACAACTCATGAAAGTTTAGCCCGTTGGTTAATTTCAGAAGTTTTATGCGAACCAGAAAAACTAAACTCATTTATGGAAGCTAGACTAATAAGAGATTTGATGTATCAAACTTCTACAGCTACTACTGGCGGTATGTATTACAACGAAAGTGCCGCAGCTTTTGATGGAAAGCTTTCAAGAAATCCTTTCAATTTTGAAATAGCATATAATTATATGGTTAATCTATGTAACAGAAGAAATCACTGGGAACAAAAAAGGTTGGAGCTAATCAAATGAGAGTTTTATATATAGGGCATTATAAAGAAGGAAGCGGGTGGTCCAAAGCGGCTATAGATCTAATCTTAGCCATGAATAGTGTTGGTATAGATGTAACATGTAGGAATATAAAACTAACAAACAATAATCCAAAAATACCAAATACCATACTAGAACTAGAAAATAAATCGCTTGACAATATAGATGTTTGTATACAGCACGTATTACCTCACCATATGGTTGGTACTCAAAAATTTAAGAAAAACATAGCTTATTTTGTTGGAGAATCTAGTTCATCGCTTTATAATCCTTGGTTTGTTTGTTTACAAAATATGGATGAGGTTTGGGTTCCAAATAAAAATTTGATGCAAAGTCTAAAATATGATGGATTTAGCAAAAAAATAAATATCGTTCCACACGCTTTTGATGTAACAAAAAAATGCCCAATTGAGTCAAAACTAAAATTTCCGAATAACAATTTTAAATTCTATTACATTGGTGAACTCAATGATAGGAAAAATATTGAATCAATCATAAGATGTTTTCATAGCGAATTTGCTAACTTTGAGCCAGTGTCTTTGGTACTAAAAATCAAAAAACATGGAGTATCTGGAGTTGACATTGTTAAACATTGTGAGAGTTTATGTACCAACATCAAAAAAGAACTTAGGATGTATAAAAACATTGAGAGCTATCACAAAGAACTAATTATTGGTGATGATATTGATGATAAGCTCATCGATGTATTGCATAACTCTTGTGATTGCTTTGTTGCTCCATCCCACGGCGAAGGATGGTCTATACCATCTTTTGACGCTATGAGATATGGAAAAACTCCCATATGTAGCAAAGAGGGTGGCCCAGCAGAATTCATAGATAGTGAAGATAAAAATACTGGAACTCTTATCAACGGTATATACTCAATATGTAGTCATTCTGATCCGGCATTTATGGATATTTTTACCGGTAGAGAAGAATGGTTTATTCCAAGCGAACATGAAATTAAAAAAGCTATGAGATTCTATTATGAAAATAGATCAAGTCTGGATAGACGAGCCGGTGCAAAAATTGCAGAAAAATTTTCATATAAGAATGTTGGGAGCATGATAAAGGAACTACTCAATGATAAATAGTGTTAAAAGAATAATTGACGTTTGTAATACCTCAAGCGACAAGAAGTACAATATATTAACATTTCCAACTCATGAAAGATATGAGACTCAGTTAGCAAAAACTGGACATAACTTTTATTCATTCAATATCAAGAATGGGAAAAAGTGGAATACCAATCAAATACAAACACCGCAAAATTATCATATTCTCCCAGAAGAACGAGTTTGTGAATACATATCGTATGATTTTATATTAGTACAAAGTAAATTTTGGCAATATCAAATAGCCAAACAGATTAATCAATCTTTAATGTTACCAATTATAGTATTAGAACATACTCTTCCTACACCTCAAACCATATCAGAAAAAGATATCGAAGCAATGAGGAATATGATTGGTGATATAAATGTATTCATATCGGAATACTCTCAAAAAGAGTGGGATATAAATGCCCCATCAACAGTAATACATCATGGAATTGATACTGAATTATTTAAACCAGCTAAAATAGAAAAAAATAAAGATATACTAACAGTTGCTAATGATTTTGTTAATCGTGACTACTGTTTAAATTATAGCGGCTGGAAAAGAGTAACCAGCGGATTATCAACAAGATTAGTTGGCGAAACTGACGGATTATCAGTTTCAGCTTCATCAACAGAAGAATTAGTAGAAGAATACAACAAATGCTGTGTTTATTTTAATAGTTCAACATTAAGCCCCATACCAACATCTTTGTTAGAGGCAATGTCTTGTGGGTGTGCCATAGTTTCTACTTCAACATGTATGATTCCAGAAATTGTACAAAATGGGAAAAATGGATATATTTCTAATGATGAGAACGAACTAAAACAATATCTAAAACTTATAATGGATGATGAGAATATTAGGAAGAATATTGGTCAAGAAGCTAGGAATACTATCCTTAATCAATTTTCAGAGCAAGCATTCATTGATAAATGGAATAAAGTATTTAACACTATTTACGAGGTTTCGAAAAAATGAAAGTCCATATCACGGAGAATATTGAAAATATAATAGATGGATATGACATGGTTCCTATTATTTATGGCAAAATAGATACGATAAATAAATATCCAGATAATTCTTTAGTAGAGATAGTTGCTGTAGATGCTTTAGATTCTATTCCAATTAATCTGCTAGAAGAATTTTTAACTAGTATAATTAGGAAAATGAGGATGGGATGCATTGTTACTCTTGGTGGCGTTGAGTTACAATTAATAGCGAGAGATGTTATAGCTGGTAAAATAGATAGTAAAACATTCAACGAAGCTATTTTTAAAAAGAAAGCCATATATAGCTCAAAAGATATCATCGATTTATTAAATAGGGGAAATCTAACAATAGATACCGCTAACATTAGAGGACATTTTTATGAAATCAAAGCTTCCAGACAGCCAAATAAAAACTAGCTGTAAGAATTGTTTATGTTCGATATATGAGGGTAAAACCCAAACTGGCTGTTCTTTTAATAGAATAGACAAGTTCAAGGGATCTGTTTTAGAAGCTTATGATGATGAAAAGGAATTTTATGTAATAGAGCGTTTTTGCAATTACTATAGAAATCCAAAGTGGAATAACGGTTTACTAGATATCGATAAGATAAAGAGTGAATCAGCTATAAGCTTCGATGTTATTATAGATTGCAACAATCTAGATAGTGATATAGATACAGACAATATAATTGACACTTTAAAAAATTTGAACTACTATAATGATAAGATTAGTATTTCACTAGTTCATTCTAATTTAAGCTCAAAAAACATTAGGAAGAATGTATTTAAAATATTTTGCTCTATTAGATGCACAATAACAGAAACTATTGATCTAAATGAATATGTTCATAATCTCATATGGTCATCTAATTCAACGTATCATACAATAGTTGATGTTTCAAATAAATCTGAACTCTCTCAATTGTACAAACTAAATAACCTAATAAATGATGATATAAAACAAGCCACCTTGTTTAATCTTAACACAACAAAGGTGCTATCTAATATGGTATATAAGATCGAAAGCTCAATAAACAATCAGACTAATTATGATATTAATGTGCAGGGTGTTATTAAAAAATCATTGGAATCAAATTTATCTATAGATGTATTATGATAAAAAATAAGTGTATAACATCACCAAAAGCTAAAAGATTAATATCTCGTAACGATGATCTTGTTACGGTAATTTTACTTAGCGATTCTCCCGGCTATAGAATGAAATCATACGGCCCAACATCTCTTATAAGCATTTCGAACAAAAAATTAATCGATATTCAAATAGAAGCAATCAAACAAACATTCAATAATTTTGAAATAGTCCTATGTATAGGATTTGATGCTGAAAAAACCTGCAAGTATGTCAAGTCAAAATATGGAAATATAAACATAAGAATAGTGGAAAATCAACTATTCAAAAATTCTAACTCTTGTGAATCAGTTAGGTTATCATTAAACAATACAAATAATAACAAAGTATTGATTTGTGATGGAAATCTACTGTTAAACAATAATATACTATCCATGGTTCATAACGCTAACTCTTGTGTTTTTGTTGAATCTTCACCGTGTGTAAATTTGGAAATCGGTCTAAATATTGATGAAAAAAATCAAGTTCAGTATTTTTCATTCGGGGCGTATAAAATATGGTCTGAGGTATTGTATCTGGACAACTATGAAATAATTGAAACGCTAAGGAAGATTATCTCGTTGTCAGAATATAAAAATAAATTCATCTTTGAAGCTCTCAACGAATTAATTAAAACAAAACACAAGCTACAATGTTTAACGAACACAAATAGCGTTAAAAAAATCAACAATATAAAAACTTATCATTCAATAACGAGGTAGCTATGAAATTTCTTATAGATAATTACTCCACCATAAATAATACAGAGCCTCTATATTTAAGTAATACCATTAATGCGATAGATGGTTATTCATCATCTATTTATCATCAAGGCAATAATATGAGTGTTTATGATAAGTTTGACTCTGTTAACCCAGATATCTATATAACACACGCGCTGCTTATAAATCATGATACAATATGCTATCTAAAAGATAAAACAAGCATACAGGTTGTTGTTAATATTAGCGGACTTAATCAAGAAAAACTATCTCAAGTAGAAACAATGTTATTGCACTATGATATAAATTCAGTACTATTCTTTATCAATTACTCAAACCATAATTTAACCTCAAGCAAGTTTAATATTTTTGTTCTTCATCATGGCGCTGACGTATATTTGGGTAGAAGTAAATCGATATCCTATAGTATAGATAAGTGTATCATGATATCGTCTAAAAGCCAAATAACAGAAAGAGAAGGAACTTATCACTATGTTTCAACAAATAATGATTTAGTAAATGCTGTTGATATAGTTATGCCAACCATGTATTTATCCAATATCTATCCATGTTATAATTCTATTATTTTTAAACCGTTTGGAAAAGTTATACCACAGTATTTTTATGATGCGGTATTTTATGGAAATGAGGTATCATATGAAAATGACAATGAGAATGATCCGATGATAGAAATCATTTCAAATATGTTTAAAGATACTAATCCAAAAGCGCTAAAAGAAATCATTAAAAATAAACACACTTGCTTAAATAGAACAAAATCATTGTTGTCACAATTACCGTGCCATACGGCTGTAGTTAAACTAGGTCAACTAATAGAAAGATTACAATGTCAGTAACAGTTATACTAAGTGGATATAAAAGACCATACACTTTACAATCTCAGTATGATGCTATTCTAAGACAAACTTTTAGACCTCAATCAATAATGTTGTGGATAAATATTGTGGAGGATCTCAATAAATTTCCACAAGAAGTTGTTAATAACTGTGAATCGATTGTTTCAAATGGTAATTATGGGGTATGGGGAAGATTCTCGCTAGCTTTAAATGCTAGAACGGACCATATTTGTATAATTGATGATGATACTATACCGGGAGATAGGTGGCTAGAGAATTGTGTCAATACCATCAATGAGAAAGATGGGATTCTTTCAACTAGAGGCGTAATAGCTGACAAGCAACATGATAGAATGTATCCAGCACCACAAAGTTATAAGGCTGTTGGGTGGTGTAATCCAAATGAAGAAACAACAAGAGTAGATATGGGTTGTCATTCTTGGTTTTTCGCCAAACCTATTCTTAGAGCATTTTGGGCTGAAATGCCACTAAATGTTCCAATGAATTATGGAGAAGATATGCATCTATCATATGTTGCACAAAAACATTTTGGTTTATTTACATATATTCCCAAGCATCCTATTGATGATAAATCCTTGTGGGGGTCTATGCCAGACACAGCATCTCAATATGGTGAAGATAAAAATGCTATATCTTGGAGCGGAGAAGCTAATATGGGAATGAATAAGTATTGGAATTTTATTAGAAATAATGGCTATAAAATAATTGCCGAAGAATCAGAAGAGGGTAAATAGAATGAATTTAGGAATTTATGTAGATAGCTTGGGAAATACCGAACAGTTAAAGTATGTCTCTAACATTATAAATACTTCCGTTGGCTCAATGGTGGATGATGCTAGTATATTTTTTGATGGAATATCTCATATTCCTTTTGATATTAAGTGTGGTCTTTTTAATTCTACAGATTTATGGAATTTTGATGGGTGTTTAATAACAATGACTTTGGATAACGCATTTATGGCTACCAAAATTGTTAATAACATAGACCTATACTATTATTACAACTGGGAAAGCTCCAAAAATACTCTAAGATTAATAGAGCTACTTAAAAATAATGTTAAAGTGATATGTAGAAATAAAAATGATGAGAAAAATTTATACAGAATAACAGGACAGAAAGCGTTAGGAATTTCTGATAATTTCAACAACATGGTTAATATTATAGTGGAGAATAGCGATGGACGATTTAAAAATCGTGAAAATGTATGTAGATCATCATAAAAGCACATATGAAATTGCAGAAGAATGCAAGACTTATCCAAATAAGATAAGGCGTATTCTCATCAAGAACGGTGTTGCTTTAAAAACAAAAAGTGAAGCTCAAAAGAATGCTATTGAGCAAGGCACTGCTATTCATCCAACTAGTGGTAAAAAAAGAAGTGATATTGAAAAATTAAAAATCAGTTCTGGTCTTCAAAAATATTGGAAAAATATGAGTGAAGAACTTTATGAATCACGCATTAAACAAGCAAAATTTAGATGGTCAAATATGACAGAAGTTGAAAAAGATAATATGCAATCAGCAGCGATTAAAGCTATTCAATTAGCTGGGAAAGAGGGTTCTAAATTAGAGAAATTTTTACAAACAGAATTGGGTAATGCTGGTTATAGGATAGAATATCATAAAAAGGGCTTGATAGTCAATGAAAATCTAGAAATCGACATGTACTTGCCAGCCCTCAAGACTATAATAGAGATAGACGGACCATCCCATTTTCTTCCAATCTGGGGAGAAGAGAAACTGCAAAAACAAATCAAAGCAGACTTTCATAAGACAGGCTTAATTTTAAATAAAGGCATGGTCATTATTAGGGTTAAGAACTTATCGGATTCTGTATGTTTAGCAAGTAAAGAGAAATTGAAGCTTGACATTCTCAAGCAGTTGAGTAAAATAGAGAAGTCGTTTCCAAGTAAATCAGAAAGGTACATTGAGATAGAAATATGAATACCACACAAGATGAAGATTTGTTCGTTGGCGTTGAGTTACAAACAGCATCAAATACTGATACGTCAGTTAAGAACTTGGTAGGATCAGAAATACCATCCATGCTATCTCCAGAATGGCATGATTATGCTATGAAACTATTTGATCCATCAGAATTGATAGATGGTCATCCTCTAGTTGCTGGTCTAAGGCGTGTTTCAGAACTTGTGCTAGGTCCAATTGTTTTTAGTGGGCCAACACAAGTTTTTCCAGTTCAACGTGATGATCATCATGGTCGAGCTACTGTTATATTTTCAGTAGAATTTGCTAATGGTATGAGATATGCGGAAGTTGCTGACTCTTGGGAGGGTAACACTGATGATATGTTTTGTGCATACGCTGTTGCTATCGCTAGCACAAGAGCAGAAGCTAGAGCTTTGCGAAAGGCTTTAAAGATTAAGGGTGTTGCTGCCGAAGAACTAACAAAGAAGGATACTGCTAAGATTGTTAGAGAAATCTCTAACACTAAGGCTAGTAGTGACGGTGATTACAATGAACAAAGTCGTATGAGTGATGCACAATACAACTTTATGGATGTAAAGTGTAAGCAACTCAATATTGATGGAAAGAAACTATTCAAAGAATTTAACGTGGATAGTGGCAAAAAGGTTTCTAAGAAAGTCGCTAGTGATATTATTGATAAGCTCAATGATTACCAGCGGGACAAAAATTCAATTCCAGCATCTATAACAGGTTATCAAGAAGGGTGGCGTGATCTATGAAAATTACATATACAACAAAGAATGGTAGAATTAGTGCGGAGATCGAAGGAGAATCACAGAAGGACTTATTTACTGAACTAAGTCGTTTCCAAGAAGTATTTGAGGAAACTGTTTGTGGTAAATGTGGTTCTGATGATGTTAAATTTGTGGTTCGCACAGTTGATGACAATCAGTATTATGAACTTCGCTGCACAAAATGTAGTGCCAGACTAGCTTTTGGCGTTCATAAGAAAGGTGGCGGGTTATTCCCAAAGCGTAAGGATAACGATAACAAGTGGCTACCAGACGGTGGATGGGTAAAGTGGAATCCTAAGACTGAACAGGCAGAATAATAAGGAGATATTATGAAGTATATTTTGGCATTATTGGTTGGATTGTATGCAACAACTAGCTATGGTTATGAAACTCTTGTGCCAGTATCGGTACAAACCCAGCCAGTTATTGTGCAACCCCAACCAGTTCAAATTATGGTTTATTATGCTCCAGCATTTACTGTTACGGTTCCTGTGCCAGTACAGGTTGCTCCTGTAGTGGTCTACCCAACAGTATATTGGGGATATCCTTATCAACCAGTAGTTCATGGTTATGGACACAGGTGCAGATGGTTCAATTTCAACTATTAAGGCATCTTGCTTGACCTGTAAATGAAAAAGATATGGGGGTGGCTAAAACCACCCCCTAACTCTTATTTAATCAAAACAAGCTCTCTTTTTTGGCTAATAAACAACGAAATTTCAATTATCATATTAGCTTACATATTCAGCGGTGAAATATAGACCGTATTGAGTTTTACTTCCAATGCTAACCGGCTCTGAACTTAAAGCTAAATACCAATCGTGTCTTACAGATGCGTGTGCTGGACCATCTGTTGTAATCCAACCAAGCGATGGACTAGCTGAATCTCCCGTTGTGGTATTTTTACCACTCATACCCGGAGATGGTGTAAGATCCATTTGTTCTATTGCTATTAATGGGTCCGATTCAAATTCCATCCAAGTATAATAGTCTCTACCCCTTTGAGATAAGCTGGTAACATTTTCTGATGAAGGATGACGAGCTTCATATACATAGGTAGTAACACCGCTAGCGTGTTTTTCGATATTATCACGATCAAATATACGTAATTTACAATTCTGAACTTTAACAGCATCAGTATGTGTAAATCTAATATTAAGAGGACATAAATAGTTTGGCAATTTATCTAAATCAATAGCTGTTGTTCCATTGACGCTAACTTTGCCTTTTGTTGCTCCAGCGCCAATAGTATTCATTGCTGTATTATTTAATCTTGGACCTCTATTGGCTCCCAAAGCATCGGTTATGAAGGTTGTACTTTGCTGAGAACCTACCGGAACTGAAATCCCATGATCATTGCCATAAAATCCAATACCGGAACCAGCGCCGTGATTTATTAATTGGCCGTCGCCCTGTTCGCCAAAAATATTGCCATAAAATTTAATATCTGCCATATTAAAATCTCCCTATATTGTGGAATCTATATAGTAATACACGAAAATTACGTAATTGTTACTGTGATATATTGCTCAATGCCAACGCTATATGTGTCATTACGATATATGGTTGGTGTGTGGGTTATATCATTATGAAAGAAATAAAATGCATCATATTGTCCATCAGAATTAGCTTCAATATCAACACTTGATGTTTGAGTACCTTCTACTACCGCTCTACCATCTTCACTTGGTGATGTTAATAATATTGGCGCTTTACTAGCGGTTCTTTCTTTTGGTCCATCGTCTCTCAATAGTAATTGATATACTCTACCCATTGGGAAAACAATTTCAGCTTCTTCTCCGCTACTATTTGGAATAGTTAATAAAAATCCAGTATATTTGACATCATTTATAGTCGATTCGGAAGCAAAATCCGATGGTAGAAATCCTGTTCCTCGTAGCTCATTATTATCTTCGTCTATTACAAACTCAAATTCTTTTATTGAGCCATCATTTCCAATATCAGTAACCACAATAACAATATCACTATTGCTATTAGATATAGTGTATTTTTTATCTTTTACAAACCCTTTACCGCCACTAGCTATTTTATGATCTTCGTATGATAATCCAATAACATTTTGTAAATATCTAAAACCACCACCGGTTAATAATTGTCCTCTACGTATAGGATTAACTCTCCATTCTTCTTTTGGTCTGAGTAATGTATCTTTATCTATATTTGTATATACTGGAATTACTTTATTATCATCTCCATCAGTTAGAGGCCAAGCATAGGTTGGTATTCTAAAATCAACATCGTATTTGATTTTATCAACCGATCTTGAATAATTAAAAGTTGCTGGTGACACTTTTCTATAATTAGAACTACCATTAGTATCCCATTCAGAGTATTGTTTACCAAACTTTGTTGTTAATGTATCTACATTATCTCCAACTGTTTCACTTTCTGGAATGCTTAATATTGTGCCGGGATTAAAATGTAATATTGCATAATATCTAGCATCATATATTGTTTGCTCATTTGGCCAAGCGTCAAAAACTCTAACGTGTAATGCTGTTGTTCCAAAACTATCATATTTATCAGAATTATCCGAACCCCAAGTTGCAAATCCTGCTTTATCTCTACTAAGTGGGGTTTGTCCAGTTAAAGCGTTTACTACAGCGAGAATACCTAAACCGATATTATTGTACTGTATAGAATCTGATCCAGTTGTAGCATTGGAAACGTCTCCCCTTAGACCAAAAAATTGTTCAACACTATAATTTATTTTACCTCCACCATTTTTTGTGAATTTATTTTTAGCAGCAATAACTCCAACTAAATTTGCTCCTTGAAAATCAGAATTATTATCATGAAATAATCGCGTTATTCCTTTCGGTTTGCTTGTTGGAGTTGAGTTGATATAATAGTCATATGGAACATTATCAAATTCATGAATTATACCATTTTTACTTTGGTCATAAATAAAACTAGGATCATCTAATCCATCTTTTTGGGTTTGTGGAAATGAAGGATTTTTATAGTAACTCACCGGCCCCACGAATCTACTAAACATTTTTCCCCAAAAATGTGGTATGTTAGCATACGTTGTTTTCAGTAAGCTTCTAGTATTGTTAAAAAAATCTCTGTCCCAAGATTTTGAATAAGTAGTTGTGTATATTGAGTATTGATCTGCGTGTGCTGCGAATTCAGCGTGTAAGGGTGTAAATTGAATTTTATTAGGCGATATTGGTTGCATATCATATACTTCTGCATTCTCAGAATCTAATAAATATGCAAATCTATTAGAATTTAAAATACCTCTAGTATGTTCAATAAAATTTTTATTGGAACTATATTTCATAATTTGGGTAATATCTTCTATGCCGTTTCCAGAACTTAATACGCCAACTTCTGCTGGTATTTCTTTTGCGTTTACTGTGTCATTAGAATATAAATCATAGTTTGTTAAGAATGCGCTGTTAATAGAAAATGGATTAACATTATTTCCACCTGTAAAATAAGATTGATTATTGGTAACAAATCTTAATTCATCTTCCAATCTATCGCTATATAAAGATACTCTGGTAACATCTTCATTTTTATATCCATCTGGAAATACTGGTCCCCAAAAAAATGAGAAAGGAATAGCATTTCTCCTATTATCAACAACCGCTGTTGTATTAGATATATTTGTTCTAGCTATAAAATTTTCTGGAGAATTTCCACCCATTTGTGGACCTAATTGGTCAAATACTGTAGAAATAAAATATTTTGTATTCGGTTCAAAATTATATGCATCGGTTTTTATCGAATATAAATCTGGTTTAGAATCTATTAATTTTCCAGAAATACTTGGAAAACCATTATATCTAATAGTTTTTTGTAAACCAACTTGGCTTAAGATATTAGGATAAATACTCTTTATATCTGATAACATTTCAGCATCAGTTATTGGGGGAACAATATCTCCACCAGCAATTGCTGACAAATGTGCATAAAATCTATTTCTTGTTTTTGTTTCATAACTATTTGGTGATATATTTTGTTTTAGTGTTTGATCAATTGTTACGTCTCTGCCATTAGCTACAACATATCTATTATCTTTGAAATAATCATCAGAGTTTGCTATCAATTTAATGAACGACCATTCCCCAATTGATGTTAATGGGGCAACATCGTCTGGATTAAATCCAAAATCTTGAATAATCCATTCTCCATCAATGCGAGAACATAATACAGTAGCACCTTTCTTAAATGATCTTGGGGCACGATTTACTACTCTTATTTTCTCTATTTTTTGTTCACCGCCAGTACATTGTAAACAGTTAGGTCCAAATAAATAAGGATTACCTTTTTCAACAGAAAGAGGAATTGCTAAACCCGTTGTAAATGCCCCCATGTAATAATCACTGGATTGATCATAGAATCTTTTCCCATTAGCAGTATCTGTTGGTTGAATAGAAACATTTTTAATGGGTGCTTTGTCTATATTGGTAAGTAATTTTGCCATTATCTGCTGGGTTCCAGCTTCCCATTTTCCAGTATTTGAATTCCAACTCATCGCCAATTCTCCAACTTTTTGTTCTATAGGACTATTAGGAGATGATGGAGAAGCATAAACCCCAATATTTTCTTGTTTGTTTTCAATATTATTTGTACTACTAGCTCCCCACACGCCTCCGGTTGTTCTTGTTGGAATGCCAGAAAATTTATTAGATGTATTTGAAACCATCTTCCTAGCGCCTGTAAAAGTATCAATATTATCTTTGAAATATAATTTGAATTCAATTGGAATTTGAGTTTCACCAACGGTAATACTTATATTAGATTTAAGAAGAAGATATCCATCGCTACTTAATTGTATATTACGAACAGTTTGTAGAATAGAATTATTCTTATAGTTTTTTTGTGTTTTGATTTTCTCAAATTCAGTTATAGTACTAAGTATTTTACTTACTTCAAAAGCTGTTTTTATAAATCGTCCTACTGTTTTGTCAAATTTGTAATAATATGCTGAGTCTATATTACTAAAAAATGAGGATATAAAAGCATCTTCATCTCTTTCTTTTGCGGATAACAAAAAAGTTTTAATCGTAGAAGTAATTAGATTTAGCTTTTTAATTTCAGAATGATTTCCTTTACAAAAATAGTAGAGATAACTCAACGTAAATTGATTTAAGCTAGCAGCTTCAAAGTCAGAATTAATAGTTGTAAAAGTATGGTGCTTTCTACTATTGTCACCCAAATTTCCTTGGAACATAAAATAAAACTCCTATCCTATAGTTATATCATCGTTATTGATTTTGTCAAAATCGAAATAAATTGATGCGATTGCATCCGAATTTCTATTTTCTAAACTTGGCATATTTTTATGAGGCGCAATATCTAAAAGCGCTGGAGAATACATATCTGCTAAATCTTGACCAGCAGTATTATACATTTCTTGTGCTAGCTGTATATTATTTGCTTTGAACGACGCTATATAGCTCAAATTATTTGGTGATTGAAATGAGGTTTTTATTGGATATAATGTATATGTAAACTCGTTGGTTGAATTTGGGCCATCTGCTACTGACAATCCGGTAATTCCTGTATTTGTTTGAGGATTAACATTTCCAACAATCATATTATTTGGATCATTACCATTAAAAATATCATTAAGACCATCACCGCTAGTCATTTTTTGTAAATTTCCTAATTCTTTATATACTTGTTGATAATTTACTCTTGTTGCATTTTTTCCAAGACCTTTACGAATTAGAGAATTTCTTTCATCTTGTAATTTTTGTCTTTCTCTACTAATTTTACTAACAAGGTCTTGTTTTTGTTTTTGTAGTTTTCCAAATTTTGCAGTATACAAATCCATTTTATATGTTGTTTTGATTCCATTCTCTGAAACATCTACTGATATATTTGTTACCAATGGGCCAGAATTTAACAAAGCTTTTCCTAAAGTTACTCCGAATGGAGCAGATGGTACAACAAAGCCTCCGCGCTCAGTTTGTAATAATAAACTATTTGAGAATTCTGCTTGTAGAATACCAGCAGCGTTCATAAGTTGATATCCATTGTAATTCCAAGGAGCCAAATTTTCGTCTTTTATAAATTCAACTTTTCCAGCAACATTTTGGTATACTTTAGCTTGCGTGTCTATTTGAGAAGAAACCCAAGGACCGTAACATCTTTCTTTCGACATTAATGGAAGAGCTACTAAATCTGGATATATTGGTGACGGTTGACTAACGCTTGTTACTTGTGTTAGAGTAAATTCTACACCTTTCATTGCAGCATTATAAGCTAACAATGCAGCATCCGAAGCTTGTTGGTTTACTGGTATGCCATCTATAGCATTGGTTACTCTACCAACAAATGTTGGTTCATCAAAACCGTTAAGACCTTTAACAACATCCAAAGCTAATAAATGTTTAAATCTGTCAGCATTTGCCTGTTGAAAAGTAGAATCTCTAAATCTAGCATCTTTTGTTGGTAAAACTCTAGACTGCAAAGTTATTAAAGCGTAAACATGATCTGTATCAAGATTTTTCTCTTCAGTATCTATTATATTACCATTTAATAATGGATTAAATATTGTTTTAAATGATAATACATTGGAGCGATATTCTCCTGTTGTCCGTATTGGTATGTAATTAGCTTTGTAGTAAGAAAAGCTATTTTTGTAATCATTGGTTGCGCAGTCATAGATTTTATTTGGTTTAGAATATTGTCCAATATCTTTGACTTGTCTACCATGCACAATTATTCGTTTTATTTCAGTTTTAGGTGGCATATATAGTTTGTCATCAACATCGCATTTTACAAATGCTACAGTTTTCGGTAATGGTGTATCTTCTTCATCTTTATTTTTTGGAAGAGATATAAAATCATCTGTTCGGGTATTATCTAATTCATATGTGATATCTGGAATAAAATCTCCAGATTCTACTCTTTGTTGGGTGAAAGAATCATGATTAAATCCATCAAAAGATAAATATTGACTGTTATCAAATCTAACATAAGCTGACATTCTATTTTGATCGTTGATGAAATTTTTAGCATCTTGAGGTATTAACCCCTGAGACACACCAAGACTCTTAGAATTTGATACATTTTCATATAAATCAAAATTTATAAATCCACCATCTTTATTTGGTTCATAATTAAATTCATATTTTTCAGCTATTGGATTCCAATTTGTATGTAAAGCGCCTTTAAATTTTGAATATCCCACGTTATCAAGTTTAGTTAAAAATGAAGTTATAAAATGACTTGGGTTTCCATTTTTTTCTCTTTCGCTTCTTATTAGTTGTTTAAACACGTTTCCGTACTCATAATTTGGATCATAATTAATTGATCTTGGACGAAAACCGAATGGTCCTTGAGAATAAGCATTTATATTAATGTCATCATTTTCAAGATTAATATTTGAACTATACCATAGATTAACTTCATTTGGAATTCTAATCAAAAATTTTCTACCAAAACATTCATCTGCTATCTGTTTTATAAAGTTGTATACCCTTAGAGAATTTTCTGTTGTTTTTTTACTCAATCTATTCAATATCTTAAATGATCTTGCTAGACCGGTTAAAGTATTTTCTATCAATCCTATAACTTCGCTTTTCTTTTTGCCGCTATCTATTAATGATTTGATCCAATCGTAGAATTGCTTTTCTTCATCGCTTTGAACGCCATTTGGGCCAGTTCCTTCAGTGTAAGCAGTCCATTGAGATCTCAACAAGATTGGAAAATCATCATCAGAGGCATTTTGTAATGCTGCCAAATTTGTTAGAATAGTATTATACGATCCTTGTAATCCTGCTAATCCAGCTTCTGAAATACCAATTTTAGTAGCACGTTTATAATATAAAGGATATCCATACGGTGGATTGCATGGACTAGATGGTAAATCGTCATCTCCATATGGAACTTCTTTATCTGTATCAAAAACTGACCTTGGAACAGTTACTGCATAATTATTTGATATATTTGGTTTTACTTGAACAACATTTGGCGCACCGGCGGGTGGAGCGGCTGTTTGTGCTAAAGCTGATTGTTCTAAAGCGTCATTATCTTCAATGCTTTCCATATATAAATCATTATATAGTACTAAGAAATCTTTCCATCTTGTGTATGACACTAAAGCTGCTCTTAATTCCATTTCTGTTGCAACATAATAATTTCCAACACCATTAGCGTTTAAACCCGTTGTATCAAGTAAAATTTGTTGATAAGCACCAAACCCTTTTGGAATAGTTACAGCTTTATTTCCATTACTTCCAAGTAGTCCATAATATGGAATAATCTGTTGTTTTAAAGATGTTTCTAATTTCCACTGTTCACCCACAAGAAAGTCTGCACTGTTTGAATAGCCAGCTTTTTGTTTTCTTATTTCTAGCTCATCTCTATCAGCGTTGCCTGAGAAATAATACATATCTACTTCTTGAGCGCCAACTATAAACTTATCAGTTGTTACATTAGATAATTCAAACCCAACATCTTGATTTTCAACAAAAATTCCACTACTAGCTAAACTGTCAATATATTTTTTAATTGCGCCATATTCTGGTTGTTTTGATCTATCTATAGCATCAACTCTAATAATACCAGCAATAATTTCTTTTGGTTTATTTTCTTTCATCTTGGTTTTGTTGTAATCATAAAAACGCTGCGATACAGGATGCTCAATGATGGGCAATAATGTTACAAATAAATCGCTACTTGTAATATCACAAATTTCTAAACACAAATCTAAAAGATTCATTTGATCAAAATCAAAGAAATAGTAATCGCTTATTTTTTTGAGTCCACCAAGATCAACTAAATAATTAAAACCACGAAAATTGATATAGCTACCAAAACCAGCGTCTGTATATTCTTGAGGTAATAATCCATCAATTCCAAGTAAAGCATTTAATCCTTGTCTTAGTCTATAGTATGGGATACCTTGATTTCCTCTTCTGGAAAAACCGGTTCCAGTTATTGGCATTCTAACAGGATAATTTTGTAAAAAATTGTACGACGCACCACCTATTGTAAAATCATAATTTCCACTACTACTAAAAATATCAACACCATTTATCCCACGAATATCATATCCAGAATACGAATATATTCCAGAAGAATTGACATATTTTGTTAGAACGTTTTTGTTTGGATAAAAAGATTCCAATTGGGATTGTAAAGTTTCTGTTGGGTCATATTCTAAAAATCCATATATGTTGAACATGTTTGGGTTTTTATGAGTTGTGCCAGCATAATTATTTAACACAATTATAGCGTTGGATAATATTTCTCTGGGGTCAACAACTTGAACAGAATATAGTGGATTTCCCGCTGGGCCACGATTTTGAACATAAGATTGTAAAATACCGCCAAATGTCAAATGATCTTTACCTCGATATTTACTATTTAAAAATTCGCTATTATCTAATATTTTACCATTTTGTATGTCAATATATTGTCCATTTTGGAGTTCTACAAAATTATTTTTATCGTAATTTCCTACCACTTTAGGTTGAATATTTGAGAAAGTGGATGTATTATATAGATCATCAAAAGTTTTTTTATAGGCTTCTGCTACTGTTGCGTAATTAGATCCAAATTTGAAAAATACAGGAGATCCAACTGGAGGTGGAGCAAAAGTGTCGTATGTTCCATTGTGATAAACATCATCGCCTTCGCCCTTTGATTTTTTGTCTGATACATTGAACTCATCATTAATCAATTCTACAGAAAGTTGAGAACTAGTGTCTCCAAAACCTCCATTTAAATTAAAAGATCGTATAGAAGCCCCAAGGAAAGTTTGCTGTACATATCCTAAATTTCCAGAAGTCCATCCACCCATTGAAAAGCTTTGAGGTATAACGCCGCTAGTGCTAGGCCAATTAATTCCATAATAACCAGAAGCTGGTTGTATGGAATGATCTCCCGCTGGTCGATTATAAACAACTTCTGTCATGATAGTGGCCTATATTTTGTGTTATACATATTGAATCCAGAAACAGCTAGATTGTAAAAACCAGATGTATTTATTTCAAATGCTGATGCTTTTTTATTTATTATACCATTACCAGCATTCGGTGATGGGTAGTAATGTATATATGGATTAAAAACTTGAAAGTCATTTATAGAAAAGTCTCTTGACTGTTTAGCGTTGGATAGATAATTATTCTCTGTATAAACTAATCCATTGCGATTTAATAAAGGTACGCTGGATGTAAATACTGTAGTGGTTTCTATCTGTAAAGGATCTTCAAAATTAGCTTGACCGGAAGCTAAAACACCGCTTGGATTAGAGAGGTGTCCATATTTTTGTTCATACGTGAGTGGAGTAAATAATCCCATAATTAATGATCCAATTCATATGTCCAATTTAAATTCAAAGAATATTTTCCGTCTTTTGGGTTCCAACTTTCTGCTGGTGGATTTAAAAAATATTTTCTAATTCCCGGCTCATTAGCTGGGCTTAGTGATGTAATTAGTTCATTAATTTGAGTTCTAATTGGTTCATTTAAACTTGGTTTTGATAATACAAAACTATTTCTATTTCTACCGTATGGTAAATTTGTATAATCAACATTGAATTCTATTCCAACACTTCTTTGATATTCTGTTCTACCCCCAATATATTGTAATATAGGTCCGGTTTGTCTACCAATAACTGGTATAACGGCAAAAACATCTCCGGGATAAGTATCACTAATAGAAATATTTTCTGATAATACTCCAGAAATATAATTCATAGGACGATTATTAAACTCAAGAGTATATGTTATTTCTCCAGTAAACGCATTCAAACCTAAACTTAAACTTTTTGGTTGAGCGTTAGGCACTATTGGATACATAGCATTTTGCGCTCTTTTATATAGAGCGGATGTTAATCCATATTGTCCATTGTTGCTGATTTGACGATATTTATTAACTGCATTTTGATACGGTGAGTTTATGGGTGAGGTATCATTACCTCCATATAATGCTCCACTAATTGGTATACTCGTTAAACCTTTTATAGTTCCTTGAATTGATAGATTAATTAATGGAGCGTCTATACTACTACTAATACTCATATTGTAGTTTTCATAAGCTGTTCCACTTGATAATAACCAAGTATCTGTTAAACTATATTGACCATTAGTTTTATCTATGTTTTCGGTGCGAGAGTGATTATATCCACCGTATAGATTACTAAGATTAAGAAAATCTTTTGCAAATATTAACTCTATATCAAATCTTGGATACTCTGATACTCCATCATTAGCAATAGCAATTTTTTTCTTTATGAAATCTTTTGCTTGTTTCCAAGCTTCACTTTTGACAACCGTTCCATTGTTGCCAGATGGATAATATGTTACTTTTCCAGTAGCATTCATATTTCTTGTTAATCTATATGTTCTTATATTTTGAATACTATCTTGGGTATCATCATTTTCATCAATATATGTATTTGTTATACCATTTTGATCGTCAACTTCAATTGCCCAATTCTCTGTAAAATCTTCAACAAATCCACCATACGTATTTATTATTGATTCTTGCGTCAATCTCTCGTCGTTATAATAAAATAAAGAATCATTACTTGATACTGAGTTTGAAAATGTATTAGATATTACTCCATCTAAATAAACTTTATTTTCAGCATCTAATATAGTATCAGCTTTTAATGTAATAGTATATTTACAAGTATTTACATATATTCCCTCTTCAAAATTTACTGATTGAATAGTTGGATAAAATACCATTATTGGTTCGTCTGATCCTCCGGTATTAATTCCACCGTTGCCGGGATCGTTAGAAATTGGTAAAATCTCTATTCTTTGACCATCTGAAGAAAATAATTCTCTAATAACATTTTGTTTTTGCAATATTGATCTTAACTTTTGATCAAGACCTATACTTTGAGATGCTGGTCTAGCATAATCTGTAGAAAAATTACCCGTACTTTTTATCGAATTATCAAAAAGTAGTGGTGAACCTTCATCATCAATAATAGTACCAGTTAGAGTAATGTCGTAACTGCCGCCAAGAGTTCCAATTTTATTTCTTTGGGCGCTATAAGAAATAGACACAAATGGTGTTGGTCTAATAACGCATGGCGTAACATTTCTATAGTATACTGTTATCATTATTTTCCTCTGATACGCAGATTTAGTGTGTCAGTATCGCTTCCTATCCCACTAGCTATCAGTGTCAAACTTGAGGAAATATCTGTTGTATTTTGAGATTCAATAAACAAATACAGCCCAGATGGAACCCCAGAAGCAAATCCTGTGATTGCGCTAGTATACAGTCCTACATTATTATACACAAAATTATCTCCTACATTTGTAAACATATTCATGGTATTTTCAAGGTCAAATTTGCCAAATGTTGTTAAAGTCATACCTTCATAGGACGGAGTTCCGTATACATATTGTCCATCAACAGCCATAATATAGGGCCGATGTTGTATAAATCCCTTAGTTGCTGGGTCTTGACCAGAAGCCTCTAAGAAAATTTCACCCTGTATATTTGAGTATATAATTCCACTAGCTGAATATAGCTTATTATCATCATTATTATTAACAAAATCCAACCTTACTATATTATCTTCATTATCATAGGTAAACCCAAAAACTCTAGAATTGATAAAACTATTTGGACTTGGTTTGGCCGCTGGCTGTCTTCTTAAGACTATATCAGCTATATATGCTGAACCAGCGTCATTCATTGGTTGTTCTGAAATATGATTTCCACTGGTTGCATAGTCATGAAATGGAGATCCAACAACGATGGTATAGTCAGCATCGGTTCTATTAGACTTATCTATAGCAACAGATTTTCCATACTTATCATTTATACTATTCTGTGTTCCATCGCTATACCCTTCTGGAACGGATTTTTCAACATATATCCATTTTTTAGTTTTACTATTCCAATCAATGATTCTATTTTCAAAAGTGAAAACAGCGCCATTATTGATAATTTGTTCATGTTTATTTAGAGTATTTCTAGTTGTTTGATCTCCTAAATCATGCACTGTTCTTAGTGGTATATAGAAGTCTCTATTAAAGAATTTCCTACCAAATGATCCAACTTCTTCTTCGTTATAATTTCCAAAATCATGACCGGGAGCGCCAACAACTATAATGTCTCCATCAATAGATATATCATATCCGAATTGATCATTTACAACTCCAATTCCAACATTTCCGCTACCAATATTGATGCTTTGTGGTCTAATTTTTTGGATAAATTCCCAAGGTGTTTTTGTTCCTAGTGGCCCATCTCCATTATTAGTTTTTTCAAAAATGTATGCTGCGCCAGCGCCGCCATTATATCCAATTTTTATTCCAGATTCAGAGCCGCCATCAATATAATAATTCCAAGGTTTAATTTCTTCCTTAGAATATGCTGAGAATGGAGATCCAACTATTAATTTATTTTGATATAGATCAATAGAATATCCGAATAAGTCGCCGGGGTATCCAGATGGAAATCTATCAAAATCTAAATAATCATATCCTTTGTCTTTCATTAACTGTGGCATACCACCGACAAATGGAGCGTCTTCGTACATAGTTCCTTCTATTATTCCACTAAACTTAGCAGTAGCTCCATTATCACTTTGTAGCGATATAAATGAATCAATAGCATTCTTCTTGATGTTTTTAATTATATAGTCAGGCATATCATCAGTATAAGGATTTAATGGCCTTATGATATACCTTGGATCATAATCTGATTCTTTATCATCAAAAGATGCTAGTGGTAATTGTATTGCTGGTAACGGTGGATTAAATAATAGGTTGTTTCCATCATTTTCAGAAATTGAGAAATACTTTTGTGGACTTCCTCTTTCTGGGGAAACTATTTTAGTTATAGTATCAAACTGTCGCCCACTATTACTTGAAAATGGTTTACTAGATGGATACAAACTTCTTAAGAAATTGATTGTATTTTCTGGTATTCTATTGTCAGAATCTAAAAGGCAAGATCCTTGAACCAAACTTGAGTCACTAAGAAGCGTTATTCTTGATCTATTATCTCCAGCTAAGAATGATGTTATTGACTCAACTTCTTGTGCGGCAACAACTGGTCCGTCTTGAATTTTTTGATTACCCATATTTTTTTCAACGCATGTGCTTGATTGACAATATTTAGTATTATCATTTTGGATTGGTCTTAATGTTGGTGGAATTGTAACTGTTCTTTCTGGAATTTCATCTGCAACCTTTACTGTTTCATATCCATCAAAAACAGACTCAATTGTGTCTGTGGTTGCTGTTATTAATTCAACTGGTAAATTAACGCCAGAAACACTTAATAATCTAACTGTGCTTGGTGTATAATCTTTACTTTGATTACTTAGTCTTGGATTATTAGAGTCAAAGTACATAGTTAATTCAGAAATTCCCTGTGGTATCTGAACATTAACAGTTTTTGAATCAACAAAACCGGGAGTAACTGGATTAAAAGTTATTTTTGAACATATCGAAGCTTCTTCAACGGCGTAAAATTGATCTGTTTCGCCAATATCTTGTAGTGATATTTTACTTGGCAACGTTGGGTATGGAACGCTTGGCGATCCAGCAGCATTTCCTATATATACTTTCAATGACTCTGTATCTGATTTAGTTTCAGAAACAGTATTTATGAAAATCTTATATCCAGACCCCGCCACAACTGGGAAAGTTACTTTTGTAATTCCGCTCTTCATTTGCCAATAACCAACGAATTCTTTTTTGCTTATGGTAATCGGAGAATCTTCATAAGCAATAATATATTGATTTTCATGATCTAAATTATTTACATTGGTTTTTATTGGAATAAAATTGATGGAATTTTGATTTAAATTGTAGCTATTAATTTTTGAACTATCTATAGTATCGAATATGCTATTATTGGTATTAAACATTAACCCATAAGAAGATGATTCTGCATATTTGTTATTAGCACCACCTAGATATAGTGGAGATATAAACATATCAAATTTATTACATAGGTTGGATATCAATGCTGCTTTAGATTGACTGTTATCATATGTTATTACTAATCTTTTGTTTCCGGTCTTAAGCCAATCTTTCAATACATTAAGTTCGGAATCACTTGGAAGAGTATTTGGATTTGCTACCCAACAAATATCATTATTATATGGTTGATCGGCGTTTAATTGTATGTTATGTAAAAGTGATTGAAATAATTCATATAGATAAGAGTTACTAAAACCATCTTTGAAACTTGTTCTATTTGTCCAAGAATTAAGTTGAGCTATACTTGAACTTCTAGCACTGCTAATAGAAGCTATGCTAGCATACAAAGCAATATTAGCATCACTTGCATTACCACTATACAATAGATTTCGTGATTCAGTTTCAACACCAGCTATAAGAACAATCTCTGAAGTAGTGTTTAAATATCTTTGTTTTGCAGCGTATGTTCTGCAAATATCGACTTGTTGAGTTACATAGCTAGATTCTTCTTTAGATATTGCTTGAGCTTGTAAAATACTATCTCTATCATCTATTGCTTCTGGGTCAAAGAATTTGCCATCATGAGGATAATTGCTTATGTTTTTAAGACTAGTGTAGTTTGAGTTATCGGCAGACCAAATAAATTCAATATTATTTCCAATATTGTCATTGTTGAATCTGGAATATTGATTTGATCTTCTTACTGTTACTGTTTTATACTTTGGAACTTTTTCGTACCTAGCTGGAACTGCGGGGTAAGTTACAGTTATTGGTTCACTATATTCAGCCGCCACAAGCAATGGAACAGGAGCAAAATTCTTTAAATCATATGTTTGTATGCCAAGGTTTGATATACAGCATGGCGGTGTGAAATTATTAAAAACTAATGGCCAATTAACTGGATATGTTATTGTTCTTTCATTTGGAGGACATGTTAAGCATTCATTTGTCCATTGCGCTCTTAAATCTCCATTATGCATTAGTGGCAATTCACATTTGCCATTTATTGGTGATCCTTCGCTTCCATTGCTACATGGAGTAAATGCTTGATAATCTGGGAAATACATCTTAATATCACCAACACCGTACCCGCGAACTGATCCAGTTTTTATATTTGAGGGAGTTGAATAATCTGGAGTAAAAGACTGCATAATGTTAACACTGCATCCAGAAACTAACGCCTCATATTTATTTCTAGCCGGATGTAATCTCATTCTTGAGTTTAGGCCAGTAAGAATTTTGTTTATGATGTCGTTAGATTTAGAATAGATTCCGTTTTCTTCCCATACCGGATCATTTCCAACAAGTACTAAATTTCTATCCCCAAGAGCTAACCAGTTAGTAATTTTGGTTAGTATTTCTTCACTAACAGCGTCAATTTCTGGAGTAATTATGAATGCTAATCCAGCTTCTTGTGGTATATCTAAATCTGAAAATCCCGTCTTATAAAAATTATGATCTTTAAAAATATTTGATAGATATGAGAAATATCGACTATCTTCTGGCTTACTCAAGCTTTGTTGTAAATTACCAAATTTGGTATACTCTACAGCGGTATTGTGCGGATAGTAATTTCTTGAAGACAATACTCTAACCGATCCAGCGTTAGTATTTGATATCCATCCCGGTTTTATTTCTCCATTGATATTATCAATATTTAATGGATCATTATATGAACAATAGCCCCTCCACACATTTCCATCATCAAAAGCATTTAAACTATCGGTTGGGCAACCAACAGCTACTATTGTTCCATCATCGTTTACAGCAACGCTATAGCCTAATCTTGGTGTTGGAACAAATCTTTCTGTAAGGAACTCCCAAGTACCATTTATTGATAGACTTGAATATTTTAACGATTTAATGTTAGAGTACTCTGATATATTCAAATACCTTCTAGCGTCAAATCTTTCTGTAGTATCTAAAGCTACATATAAAGTTTTCCCAGCTTCTATTAATCCTAATTTTGAAATATTTGCAATATAGGATGATCTAAGGTTTGTGTATTTACCAACCCCGCCACTAGCTGAACTCTTATAATTTATCCAAGTTCCTATTTCTCTATATAATCTAAGTTTTTCATCGCTATCATATTCATAAATTTCGCAAGCGTTGTCTATATATGGCGATCCTACTGCTATAACTTCGGCATTATCACTAATAGCAACAGCATGTCCGAATCTGTCTGGAATACCATATGAGTCTAATGGTGAATCTATTTGCTGAATCAAACTCCATGATCCACTTTCTTTTTCAAAGATATAAACTCTTCCACCGCTAGTTGGGATATGGTTGAATTCTCCTAGATTTGGATTAAAATATTGAGAACCTATATTGTCAGTTATAAATCGTACTTGGTTATCTTTAACTAATCTTCCAGTATCCAAAGTATGATTTAAAATATCAATACTCATCTTAATCCAATTTTCAGAATCTCCAAAATTTGGTATAAATTCTGTAACAGCGCCAGAGCATGGTGTTCCATGAAAATCAACTAATCCATGAGTAAAGCTATAGTCTTTATAGTAGTCTATGAATTGATCTATTGCTCCACCGCCATTTTTTCCATTTAATGAAGCTTTTCCTAAAGACCAGCTATTATCAACATAAAAACCTAGTAGTGGTGGAATATTATTATTAAGAGCATTCTCATCATAAGGAAATGCTTCGTGGAATCCATCTTTAATTTCATTTAGTATGGTTTCTGTTTGAGGATCATTTCCCCACGCTCTATGTATGCGTTTTTTAGTTATGAATGTTGGTTTTGGATCTGGGAAATCGAGAGATGTTATTTGTTGATCAAGGGTTGGTTCAAAAATGATAAGTTTAACATCAAACTGAGTTGATGGATCTGAGAAATATTTAAATATCAAGTCTTTGTTTTTGATATTCTCAATTATATTAACATATGTTCTACCATCACTTGACACTGGTGAAAATTCGTCTGTAAAAATGATTAGTGCAATTTGCACTTTTTCTGGGTTAAGTTGATCAAATGTTCTTGTCCAATTTGAACTTGGACCTCCAACAACTAGAATTTGTTTGTTTGGTTCATTTAAAGAATTATTAACTGGGTGGATAGCCAAGTCTAAAGAATGTCCAAACTGTCTACCCTCTTGACCAACATTCCAATATCTTTCTGTTATTGGATCAAATCCGGGGAATAGAACAGTTGATTGTTGAGTATAATAATCTCTAATATATCCAGTTGGCAAATTAATTTGATCTTCCAACATCCAACCAGATTTATGTTCATTTAAATTCAATGACCATTCATTTCCGCTTGGTGCCGGTAGTCTTCTATATAAGAATATTGTTCCAGCATTTTCTAGAGCATAATCATTCGAATCATAAACTGTACTAAATGGAGAACCTATTGCTATAAGATCTTTTTTAACAGCGACTGATTTTCCATAATGAGCATTGATTTGTCTTCCGTTTTCAACATATGGCTCATCGCCAATTAATTTTGTTCCAGACTGACCAAACCCTTCTATTGGATAATTTAATTCTTCAAACTCTTTTGGAATTTCTATACGGTTGGTGCTTCCGGTTTTACCAGTTATAACGACTTTATATGGAGCGTTTGGAATAAGATCGGTGTATTTTCTAATTCCATAGAAATGTCCACTATAACCAACATCAGTATTAAAACCTCTTGTTGATAAATTCGTGTAGGTCTTTTTAGCTCTAAATATGCCGCCATCTATACACTCAATTGGTGCTTTCCACAATTGTTCGTGTAAAAATACAGAATCTTCTTGACATGGAATACCATTATCGCATTTACCATAACAAATTAAATCAACGCCCCTAATTTCATCATTTGCATTTAATGTGGCGTATATATTATCATCTAGTTCTATTGATTTCCCAACACTAACATTATTCCATCCAATAGTTGTTTGTTGTGTTAATTCTTGATTATAAGCTAAATAATTTAACGTATAAAGATTGAATGAATTGTCTAGCGTGGTTATTGTATAATCTTGGGCTGACGCATATAGATTAAAACTATTTTGTGATCTATCATATAGGTTTTGAACCTCTGTATACAAAGACATTTTATCATATGGGAAATGACTTGTATACGTATTACAGAATATATACATATTAAACGAGGCTTTGTTAACATCAGATAATAATTTATTACTTGTGAATAATGATAGATTTCCAGAAGCCGTTTGTGACGCTAATAGATTTTCTGTAAATAATGATAGATTTTGTTCATCAAACTGGTTAGTTTTTCCATCAATAAATAGTGCTGGTCCTAAAATTCTAGACGATCCAAAAATATCAAATGATTGATAATTATCTGAATTTGAACTATCTATGGTTCCGATTGTTAAAACATATAGTGATAGATGATTCTTAATCCAATCACCACCAGAACAAAATACATTCATAACAGATGATGATGTTGGAATTGGTTGACTATCTATGAACAAGCTCATATCCCCACTTGTTACTTCCAATCCACCAACATACAGATTAATATCTGTCAAAGATTTGAACTCGCCACTGCCAATAAGATTAAAACTAGAATTTAAATCTGCCGCACGTATAAGAGCGTCCTCTAGTCTAACGGTCGCGCTATGTATTTTAATTTTAGAATCAAACGGTTGACCGCTTGGATAAACTAAGTCATACTGTAAAAACATATCATTTATATCAGTAGAGTAGTATTTAGCTTCAAATTCTGAAATGTTACGATCTTGATCAAAATTTGCCCAAGGTTCAGAAGTATCTATTAAGTCATTGAAGTCAAATGTACTTGATAATTTGGTCCAATGACCAGATATTTCAAGATAGTGGGTGTGCCTATTTATTAAGCCCCAATTGACTTTACTAGGTCTATCAATTGGTTCTTGGTTTTTGGTATATAAACTAACAATTAGCTTGGGGCCAAATGTTCCATCGTTCCAAGATATAGTGGTGTCGCATTCATGCTGTATGATTGTATCAACGACCATAGCGCGTTCAGCGAAATTATATCCCCTTGGTAATGTTTTACAAATTCTTGGAGCAACAGATATAAAATTAGGATTAGCGTCTGGAATATCTGATAAATTAAATCTTAAGAAATCATTTTCTATTTGAGAGTGGTATGATATTCCTTCCGTTGGAACACTTGATGGTAGAAGTAAATCTGTTGTGAAACTATAAGATGAGCCATCGTGTTTTAATCTATGTATTAGATAATCTGATCCAACTCTTTTTGTAAATGAGTCATAAGCTGGTGAAAACGAATTATATTCAAAAGCCCCAAGATGCCAATCTGAAGTATCTTCATCAATATATTGCCATAATTTAAATTCATCAGCCACTGTTGGCTCTATTTCTTTCCAGAATTTATGTCTTAATGTTTCAAAAAACTTATCAGCAACCATTTGTTTATTTATTAAATCAACGGGCATTAATAAGCTAACAATATTTGTTCCACTAGTATTATAAGTAGAGATTCCAATATCTGTTATAAATGCGCTTATTCCAATATTGTCATTTTTGCTATAGCCAAACGTTAGATCACTATTATTAGTATCAAGAGTAAATTCTGACGATTCATCTCTCAAACAATTCCAATTAGAAAGAGCGTCATCGCCATTAAAATTCTTTTCATTATCAGTATATAGTTTTAGTTTTTGTGATAGGTTATCATTATATGTTAGAATAACAGATAGTGGGTATTGATATTCATCGTAAGACGCAGCATCTTGAACAGAATGAATATTTCCATCGGAGTCTCTAGCATATCCAGTTAAATAACCATCTTCGTACCCTAGAGCAAAAATTAAATCTTCTTCATCATCATGCTTAGAAAAAATAATGCCAGAATTCCACAGGTTATACCCAATTCCACTCATATTAATATCTGGACTAAATCTAGCAAAAATAGCAAAACCGCTAACGGTGTCTATATTTCCAAAGTTTATATACCCATTCGATCCATGAACTCTTACAGCGTTGTCATACGAATCAGATATTAACCCATACAAAGGATCATTTTCATATCCTTCTATTGAAGTCCAATCTATTGTGGTGTATGGTGTATTTTCAGTAAAAGCTGATGTTGAATTGAATCTTAATCCAATATTTTTGATAACGTTATACTCACCAATATAAAAACCACTTATTGGAGAAAAGTCTGGTATTTCATCTGAAATTATGATTCCATCAATATCGTTGTTAAATGAAAAATAACCACTTAAAAATGGAGTTGCTAACTGAGGATTATAAAATGAGAAATCAAACTGGTATGGATCAAATGGTCCAGAAGTTATAGTTCCATCAACTCCTCTCCATCTTCGCGGATAATTAGTTTTTAAAGTTGTTGTTGTTTTATATCCATGAGGAATATCTTCAATCAAAGAAATTGGAGCATATTCTGGGCCAGTGTTGATAATATCATCATTTATTTGTCTACGAGATGGATAAATCTTAACAGTAGCATGTCCAACCTGTCTACTTCCTTGACCAAGAGTATGTAACATTAAACCATTAGATGGCTTATAATATACTATTAATTCAACATTTGAAATTGATGCTCCACTTGGAATAGGAAATATATCCAAGTACAAATTTTCAAAAAACGAACTTGATGAATAATCTCTTGATTTTCCAATAGAAACACGGTCATCGTAGATTTTCAATGGGATAATATAATCATCAAACGATGTGCTATTTACAACTGGAGATGATGTTAATTGGTAGTGATCTCCACCAGCATTATTAGTCAAAGATGAAGAGTAATATGAACTTTTATCTGATATAGTTTCTGATGAAATACCTAAATCGTCAATGTTGCTAAATCCAGATGAAATTGGTATATCCCCAACTCCAGAAACATTTTGTAAAAATCCACCAACTGCTGATGTTATATTTAGTAATTTATCATCACTATAACCAACAACGTCAATAACATAATCTCTACTTCCAATAGCTTTCTTTGCTGTAATTTTCAACTCAGCACTATCAACAGTAAAGAAATTATCTACGGGAGCTACTCTGTTGAATTTTGCTGATTTAAAATTTCTAGATAGTTGTCCAAAATTAAATGATCCATCAGAGTATTCATCAACATAAACCGGTGGAGTATGTGAAAATTTAAGATTCAATTTGCCAGAATCGCTTACTCCATCTATGTAGTCAAGAACTATAAAGTCATTTTTAGATTCATTAACAAGAATATTTTGTAAAGCATTTGAGCCAGCGGTACTAGAATTATTAACTAAACCGTTGTTTGATTTCCATAAACTCTTAACTGTTGGATATATACCGGTATCAAAATCTTTATTTAGTAATTGACTAGGTTTTATTGAACGAGAAATTCTTTGACCAACAGCTTGAACTTCTGAATATAGAGTAACATAATTATCCCGTAATACTCCAACACCACCACTATTTAAAATCTCAATAGATGATATTCTAATACTATTATTTGGCTGCGGGAGTAAAGGTAGAATTTCTGATAATTCTGACTCTAAACTAACACAGTCATATTCATATCCTTTATTAAAACCAGTATCGAATGGGTCATCTAAACACAAACTGGCTATATCAATATTAAGGGTATACCCATCCTCTTCTTCCATTAATGGATAGTTATATTCCCAAGTTCCAAGAGATAAATTGTTAATTTCGGGTTCTGAAATATATGTGGTATAGTTAACATTATCCTTAGAATAATCAGAATCTCCGCGTAGAATAATATCTTTATATTTTATGATTAAATTACCAGATGGATCTTCTAGTTTTATATTCGACAAAGAGTATCGCGGTGGAGTACTTGATGTATAGTTAGAGATGGGTGCAGAAGCTCTTATAAATAAGAAGCTATCTTTGATAGCAAATGGTTTTGTAACTTCAAACTTGTATCTAAAATTTCCATCAGTAATAATTGAAGATGGTTGAATATAAGAATTTGCATCATCAGATATTAGTTTACTGATTTTGTAATTTTCAGTATAATTTCCAGTAAAAATACCATCATCAATGCTGGGAAAAAGATTACTGTTATTTAAATTTTTGTCAACAATATTATCTACTATTACGTCACTAATTGGATACAATCTTTCTGTTGAAAAGAAATTATTAACAGAGGATAGTGAACTTATTGGTCCAGCAAATTTATCAACATATACATTTTGAATTGAACTAGATGATGATACTCGCCCAATCAAATTACCGGATACGCTTAAAATTCCACGAATATCTCCCTCTCCAGATTGTGACAATTCATTAAGGCCAAATGTCATATTTTCTTTGGCTTTAAAATCACTATCAACAGTTAACCGTGCTGTAAAACCAATTTTTTTAGATATATCTAATTTCAATCCACCAATGCCAGAAAGTCTAGCTTTTGGGCTAAGATCTGATATTGATGATACTTTTAATGAACTTGTAGATTTTATTCTACTAGTTCGTTTTAACTGACATGGTAAACAATCTGTTAGCATAATTTATCCTAATACTGATCCCTTGCTTTGCATACCGGCTTCGGTTGGGTGAGAATTTTTTAGTTTTTCCGATACTTTATTCATAACGCGACTTTCTAAATTATCAGCAAAAGCATTTAGCATATTTCCACCCATAACATTAACATCAACTTTAGTATCAGCTATTTGATGAGATATTGTTGTTGGTAATGATTTGATACTTTCCGCTACACCATTAACATATCCCATCACTTTACTAAGTGCTTTGGTTAATTTCTCAAAAGATTCGCTGCTACCATTATTAGATACACCGCCGCCGCCAGAATAGTATTGAACTTGACCTCCTCTAGCAAAACCCATCACTGTTGAGTTTGCTGTGGCTCCACCACCATTAATTGATTGTAATAGTTGTAGATTATTGCCACGATTAACAGCTTCTCTTCTTACTACAAATTCGCCGGGAGTTAACATGGCGGGAACTGTGTCGCTTCCTCTTGGGATAAACATTCCACGATTAGCATAAATTAAACCGCCGTTAGCTCTACCAGCAGCTACAGCGTTACCTTGTCTTATTATATTATCCATAACAACGGTGGCATCTTTAACATTAATTTCAGCAGTTTCAAATTGCATTGAAGCCATTTCTGCACCAAGCTGGCCAGTTTCACCCAAAGCTGTTCCATAATCTCTTAATCTAGATTTTGCGGCTTCCTCTTCTGCGGTTGTTCCAGCGGCAACTTGCGCTAATCTAGGATCAGTAACACCTCTAGCACCAAGTGCGGCCCCATAGGCTTGTTGTGTTAAACCACCCTGACCAGCTAAGTCTCTGCCATATAATTGTCCAACGCCAGCTTCTTGCTGTCTTCTAATATCTTGAGCCGCAGCACCTAAAGCTTCTCCACCAAAAGCTTTCATTAACGATTGATTTCCAGTTGCAATAGCTGCCGTAGCGCCAATGGTCGCTTGTGTTTGCATGAATTTATCAATGTCGCCACTGACTAAAGCATCAATAGAATCTTTTTCTAGTTTATTTTTTTCTCCAATTAATTTGAGATTTTCTTCTTCAAGTTTAACAAGCTCTCTAATTGTTGCAATTTGTTCTTTTTGAGCTTTTTGAAGATCTTTTTGTTTTTCATCTTGAACAACGCCAGAAGCTTTTTGTAAACCATTTGGTTGTCTTCTTTGGGCTTCTATGTCTGAAAAACCTTTTTTAATTTCGCTATTACGTGCCCTAAGTTCTTCTAGGCTACCAGTTTTCATTCCTGTTAAACCACTCTCTTTACTATTAACATTTGCCCTAGCTAATACACTTTGTTTACGTTCTTCATTAGTAACTACTTTGCCGCCGTATTTACTTTGAAGTTCTCTGCCTTCCATTGTTAAAGATAGAGCTTCTTTTTGTGCTTCTAACGAATTTCTTTCAGCATCAATTCTTTTTTTCGTTAAGTCGATTAATACATTTTCTGCTTTTTGTCTTTCTTGAGCAATTTTAACTATATCTTCAATTTGTTTTTGACCAGCTTCTGTTAATTTATCTCCAAAAACACTTAAATCACCAGCTAAAATCTTTTCGACTTCTGCATCATTTAAATCAATATTTTTGATAATGTTTGTAAGATTTTGTTTTGCTTCATCTCCTAAACCTGCCGTAAGTTCTTTTGCGAAAGCTTCTTTAATAGCCATTGGACTCGTATTTGGAGATAAACCTTTTTCTCTTTGAGCTTTTAGATTAGCTACTATGCTATCAAAAGCTGTACCATAATTTTTTTGAGCCTGTATAAATGCGTTAGCATTAGTTTCAAATTTATCCGCAAATTCTGGAGACACCCCCATTTCTTCTAAATTCTTTCTAACATCTTGCATAGAAGATTTAATATCTTCATCATTCATAGCTTGTGCGGCGCTAGTCATTGCTTCTGATAAAAATTGCGCATTAGAAACGAATGAACTACCTCCAACTTCTAATCCGGCAGCAAATCTATCCATACTTGATGACATAGCAGTTGCTGTAGCTGTTGGACCCCTAAGACCTAAATTCATTGCATCTAAAGCTTGCCTTGTAATTTCAATTTCTTTAGTAATATTAGTAAATGCTTGATAAGCATTTTTAATTCCATCATCTGTCATATTGAGTAATTCAAATTCAGTATCACTTAATGAATCTAAGAAACTGTCAAAATCTCCACCAGTTATTGCTGTGGTTCTCATTTGTCCTTGTAGAAGCGGTTGTAAAGTTTTTAATTGCTGTTGACCAATGCGCTGAGACTCTTGCCGTCTTTGTTTTATGGTATTATTTTGTTGCTGTACCTCTTCATTGCTATCAACGTAACCGCCACTGATATAAGCACCAAAAGTGCGGCCAAATCCAGTTGATTTTTTACTATTAACTTTTTCTTGTGCGGCATTAGCTTCGTTTGCTAACCTCATAGCATCAACACTTGATTGTGTTTCAATAGATAGGATATTTAATCCTTCTTTAAATGATATTGCTCCAGATTCAATATCTTGTAAAGCTTTTGCCGCTTTCTCGCTAGAATTTTCTAGAATTTTATTGGTTTTAACAAACTGCGCCGCTGATGCGCTAGCACTACCAGCAGCTATTACATTATCTGTTCGTCCTACTGTTGAATTAATAAAATTTCCAGCCGCTCTTCCCAAACCATAACCGGTAACTCCACCAATCGCTGCTCCACCGGCTGCTCCCGCTGCGGTGCCAACTAAATTTCCAACAACGGGAACAACACTACCCGCAGCAGCGCCACCAAATGCGCCCACACCTCCACCAATCGTTACTCCAGCAGCTAACCCAATATTTCCTAATAATTCTGCATAATCTAAACCGGGTAAATTTTCTCCAGCTTGTCTAGCCCCTTCAACATCCCCAGCGTCTATTTTTGCCTTATTCATATCTTCAGCACTTTTTCTTAATGCGTCTGAAAATACTTTTGTGGCTAAATAAGCAGCGGTTGCGCCTATTGCAAAACCTCCTAATTTTTGACCAAGAGCCGATGCCTGTTTTGTAATACCCCCCACTGCTTGCGCAGCGTCCGCACCGGCGGCTGCTGTAGAAGCTGCTGCTTCTACTGTGTCGGCTGCTGCTGCTGCTGTAGAAGCTGCTGCTTCTGCTGTGTCGGCTGCTGCTGCTGCTGTAGAAGCTGCTGCTTCTGCTG